TACATGGGCAATAAAGACTGTGAAGTTGAGTACTTGAATCGAGGTATCGCTTGGATTGATACTGGGACGTTTGAATCGCTCTCAGAGGCTTCTGTGTTTGTAGGATCGGTTCAGCGTCGAACGGGTATGATGATCGCATGCCCAGAAGAAATCGCATATAAGAACGCATGGATCACGGAGAATGATGTTCGCCGTGCGGCTGAACAGTATAGTAAGTCGGACTATGGTAAGTATTTGGCTAGAATCATCAGCAAGAGGTTTTGATTATGAAAATTTTGGTCGTTGGTCGAGGTTGGGTTGGAAAGAAGATGGTCAATGAATTAATTTCAAGGGACTATATAGTGACCACATCGTGTTCGCACCAAAGTGCGATAAGAGAAATCGAGAATTCTTCATACGAATGCGTTATCAATTGTGCGGGCATAACAGGCTCACCAAACGTTGATGCATGTGAGTCATATAAGGTCGAGACTATAGAAGCAAATGTCGCATTCCCCGTCAAATTGTACCAAGCGTGCACAAACCCAAAGGCATACGAATCACACAGAATACAATTCGTACATTTTTCAAGTGGCTGCATTTACCAAGGCGAAATCGATGACGTAAACGCTGACCCAAATTACTTTGGTAGCATCTATTCCGTTTCAAAGGGGGTTTCAGATCTTTACCTAAAAAATAAACCCCGCTCCTTGGTATTCAGAATTCGTATGCCATTTACGGGTGTCGATGAACCCAAAAATTATCTATCCAAGGTAATGAATTATGCCAGAACGGGTAAATTGGTAGATTTTGGTCAGAATTCGTTGACCGACCTAGATGAAGCCGTAAAGGTTGCTGTAGATTTAATTGAAGAGGGTGCCAGCGGACCCGTGAATCTTGTAAATTCGGGTTCGATTGATATGCATGAGTTAGCCGATATGTTGGCTATTACCCCAGAATGGTATACGGAGAAGGAATTCGCCAAAGTAGCCGTCGCTGGACGCTCGACTTGCACCATTCCAGCCCACAAGTACATGTCGCCAGTTCGTGATGCACTACAGAATGCAATTTTGAAGGTGCGTAAATGACTAAATAAACATGTACTAATCCCACAGAGTGGAGTTAACGAGATATGGGAAGTCCATTAGGAATCTTTTTGTTAGGTGGTCCAGGTAGCGGTAAAGATTATGTGTTGACGCACATATTCTCTAAATTCGACCTCACAGAGGTTCAAGCAGACCAACTTATCAATGGTGCTGCCAAAAAATTAGTAGAAAATGCCAAGAATTTAGTTATCAATGGCATATCAGATTCATCTAAGATCGATCAAATCCAAAGAATTCTGCAAGAGAACGCCTATCAGTGCAGTTACGTCCACGTTTCTGTTACGAACAAAGTCTCTCGCCTAAGAAATGAGCAGAGAAATTTACCATTAAACGAATCTAAAAGAATAGAGAAGTTCCTCAAGGCGGAAAAGTTAGCCGAATCAACCAAGGCATTCGTTTTCAACAATTCCATAAACTTGAACCAATCCACTGAAATGGAAAGGTTGTTTTTCGCTAATCAGATTGAAAAATTGCTGGAACATCTGATTTCATTGGGATTGGAAATGCGCTCATCTCCAATCATCCAAGAAAAGGTTAAAAAGCCGACTGGTAATCTCAAAGATGCTTGTTGGTCTGGATATACTGCTGTCGGAATGAAGACCAAAAATGGTCGCAAAGTTCCTAATTGCGTGCCCGTAAAAGAGGCGGTAGAAGCCAAATTAAAAACTCCACACACCATCGAGAATATTGCCAAGAAGCACGGGGTTGATCCGTCTCATATTGAAAAGGCGGTTGCGGCTGGCATAAAGGTAGAGAAAGAACATACGAACGACGCATCGGCAGCAGAAGTCATTGCACTTGCCCATCTATGGGAGCGCCCAGATTATTACAAGATGCTGTCCAAGGTTGAAAATCAACCAATAAAAGAAGACATCAATCTCCTGTTTGAGATGCAGTTCGTGGGGACTGATGAGTATAGAGAGCATGCAATCTCAATGACTCCTGGGCAAGATCAAGATATCGAAGATATTTTTGCTGAAATGCAGCCTAGTAGTGCCGAAAGTTGTGGGTGTGATGACTGCGACTCGTGCAATAAAACTAAAACATTGCGCGAATTTAAAGGTGAAATACAAACCGCAAACGTGAAGCCGACTTTAAAAAAGCGTCGAGTTGGTACGGGCAGTACACCGAATGGATTTATGAACTCTAATGTGGGAGGCATGCCAGTTTTGACCGCTGGGGCGGGACTTCCAGAAGCCGTTGAATATCACATGCAAAACGGAATCTCTCTCGTGGAGAATGTGTTTCGGCCAGGGTCGGAGATGTTCTTTGCTATGATTTCTGAAGCCAAGCGTCTTTATGCTGAAGGTCAATACCAGCCAAAAGATGAGTGGGAAAAAGACTTGCTTGAGTCGGATGTCGGTGAAACCGCGATCTACGAAGGTCGAGAAGTAATTCTTGACTATCCATTTGAAGAATCCGAAATGGTGTCTCCTAGGATTATTAAACAATCACTATTGGAATATCTGACTCCAAAACAGTCTGACAAGTATTCTAAAATAGAAATGACTCCAAAGGCAAGAAGGCAGACGGATCATTTCTTTGGTAAAAACAACGATAGAGTCGAAGAAGATGTCATCAATGACACGCCAGACAAGTCTGAGGTTCATAAGGCAGTTGAAAACCACATTGGAAAACCTTTGACTCACGATGAATACAGAACTGGTAGAACCACTGACAAGTATGGCCGCGAGGTCAAGTTAGGTAGACTGATTAAAGACCCCAAGTTGCAGTCGCAATTCGCATCTGATAATACTAGAGCGGGCGCAAAAGCAATCAAGTCGATGAGAGTTAGTATCCATAGGGGAACTGAAGTCGCTGGACAAACAAATCCAACGCCAGATGAAACTCATCCGAGTGGACATTCGTGGGCACAACAGAGTTGTAAAAACGTTGAAGATGGTGAACATAAACGTTATTTGAATAAAGAAATTGAACACGGAACAGTCGTAGTTTTCGGACACGACCACGATGGCAAGGAAGTCTATAGAGCCACATTACAGCCACATCATAACGATAAAGGCCACGTAACTTACGCTGTTAATAGCGAGTACGGTATCAAAAATTCCGCATTTACTGCCCATGCTCATAACGTGGCTGAAAGATTGTCTGGTGAACACAAAGGCGGGAGAGCGATGTATGCAATCCACCCGTCCGTCTATGATGATAGAGGTGTAAAGTTTATGCTTCATCCAACCGCATCAAGAGAAGATGTGGTAAAGGCTCTCAATTCAAAACGCGAGTCGGATCAAATTGCTGCATATAATCACCCTAAAATAACCGCAGAAGATCTTTCAAAAGGAATTAAAAATTTTGATCAAAATGCAATTGAAAGTCCATATTTAAATGAAAAACACCTATCTGAAATGATAAAATCGGGTAACGCCTCTTATGCAGTTCAACATCCAAACCTAACGCCAAATCATATCGAAGAAATAATGGCGGGAAAAGGAAATGTTTACATTAAAATGGACGCAATTAGACACCCAAAGGCAACTTCCGAGCAAATTTCAAAAGCATTAAAGCATAGGGATCCTTCAATTAGGCAAGCGGCGATTGAAAATCCTAAAGCAACGCCAGAACATATTTCAAAAGCATTGGGTGATAGAAATATTTACACGCGCCTAGCCGCAATTCAACATCCAAACGTAAACGTAGAAAATATCTCACAGGCATTGAACGATAAGGATTCGAGTATGCGATTTTGGGCTATAGAAAATCCGAAAGTAACGCCAGAACATATCTCAAAAGCATTAGACGATAGAGATGCTGATGTTGCCCATTCTGCTGCGCAGCATCCAAATGCAAATGCAGAAAATATCACGAAAGCGTTGAAAAGCAGACACGATTTTATCCGAGAAAATGCGATTGCACATCCAAAAGTAACACCAGAGCACATCTCTCAAGTGTTGGACAATGATGAAGAAAATATTGATATTCAATTGGCAGCACTCAAGCATCCAAACGCAAGCGCAGAAAATATTGCGAAAGGCTTAAATCATAAAATCCCGCAGATTAGACAACTTGCTAAAAAGATCTATAAAAAACAAAATGCAAAACCGCTAAAGGAAGAGTCTGGGGCTGTTTCTTTTAGAACCTTTAAACATTCGCTATTAGAGTATCTGACTCCAAAACAGTCTGCCAAGTATTCTGAAGTAAAAATGAGTAATGTTGCAAGAAAAAACACAGACCATTTTTTCGGCGAGAACAATGATCGAGTGGAAGAAGATCTTATCGATCACACACCAGATAAATCCGAGGTTCATAAAGCAGTTGAAAACCATATCGGAAAACCTTTGACCCACGAAGAGTATAAATCTGGCAAAACTTCCGACAAATATGGTCGTGAGGTCAAATTGAGTAAACTGATCAAAGATCCAAATTTACAGAAACAGTTTGCTTCCGACAATACTAGAGCGGGTGTGAAGGCTGTCTCTAAACCTAAAATGAGTATTGTTCGCGGAACTGAAGTCGCTGGGCAGACAAATCCAACGCCAGATGAAACTCACCCGAGTGGACATTCGTGGGCAGAACAGAGTTGTAAAAACGTTGTAGATGGTTCAAATAGACATTATTTACGCGACGAAATTAAACAGGGAACGGTTGTAGTATTTGGACATGACCACGATGGAAAAGAAATCTATCGTGCGACTCTTCATCCACATGAGATTTTTGGGGAACCAGAAAAGGGCACCGTGTATGGACTCAATAGCGAATATGGAATTAAACATCCAGCATTTACTGCTCATGCTCATAACGTAGCCGAAAGATTGTCGAATGCAACGGATACGAATGAGGTCTATTCCATTAAAGATGATGTTTATAATGACAAACCGTATAATACAATCTTACACCCAAAAGCAACGTCAAGTCGGATATTTAGATATCTAGAAAGTGGGCATAATTCTAACAAATTGGTCGCGCTCAGACATCCAAAAGTGACACCAGAACACATCACCTATGCGTTAAATGATAAAAATTGGAATATCAGAAGGGCAGCAATTGAGCACCCAAATGCAACATCAGAGCACATCACTCAAGCGTTGAAAGATGAAGACTATCGCGTAAAAGCGGCTGCGATTGGGCACCGAAATGTAACATCAGAACATGTCACTCAAGCGTTGAAAGATAAAGATTCGGTTATGAGACAACATGCACTCAATGCAATTTCAAAAGTAACACCAGAACATATTTCAACGGCATTGAAAGATGAAGATTCATTTGTCAGAATGGGTGCAGCCAGCCATCCAAATGTAACATCAGATCACATCACCCAAGCGTTGAAAGATGAAAATCCTCTGGTCAGAAGGAGTGCGATTGAAAATCCAAAAGCAACATCAGAGCATGTCTCAATAGCATTAAATGATAAAGATCCAAAGGTTGTAGGATCTGCGCTCGCACGCCGAAACATGACACCAGATCACATCACTCAAGCGTTGAAACACGAGAACCCGATGGTCAGAAGGAGTGCGATTGAGCACCCAAATGCAACATCAGAGCACATCACCCGAGCGTTGAATGATAAAGATCCTCTGGTCAGAGGGGCTGCAATCATACATCCAAATATAACAGAAGACCACATCACCCAAGCGTTGAAAGATGAAGATCCTGTGATCAGAAGGGCTGCAATCATACATCCAAAATCAACATCAGAACACATCACTCAAGCGTTAAAAGATGAAGATCTTAATGTTAGAATTGCTGCAATCGGGCGGGGACGGCACCAAAAAATAACACCAGAGCATATCTCAACGGCACTGAAAGATAAAAACTCACGGGTTAGATTCCTTGCAATCAACCAACCAAAAGCAACATCAGAGCACATCACTCAAGCGTTAAATGATGAAGATTCGATTGTCAGACGAAATGCAATCGAACATCCAAATGTAACATCAGAGCACATCACTCAAGCGTTAAATGATGAAGATTCGGATGTCAGACAAAGTGCAATTAGAAATGAAAAAGTAACATCAGAGCACATCACTCAAGCGTTGAAAGATGAAAATCCTTACGTTAGAACGGATGCAATCCTATATCATAAACATAAAAATTCAAAAGTAACACCAGAGCATATCTCAATGGCGCTGAAAGATTCAAATTCAAATACTAGATTGGAGGCACTCCATCATCTGAGCGCAACACCAGAACACATCGCTCAAGCGTTGAACGATGAAAATCCGACTATTAGAATGTATGCAGAACGATTGAGTCGGCAATTGGCGGAAGAATCTTCAGACCCAACAAAAGGAAAGGGTATCGGTAAGCCATGGCGTGAGGGTGGCGGTGGTGCCGTCTACGTCCGCACTGGCGATGGTGGGGTCAAGAAAGTCAGTTTCAGTAAATCTGGAATGACTAAGAAATTCAATGATCCAGCCAGAGTTCGATCTTTCGTTGCACGACACCGCTGCTTGACGAACAAAGATAAGACTAGCGCATCGTATTGGGCTTGCCGCTGGCCGCGTTTCTTCAGCAATTCGGGAAAGGTTTGGTGGTAAAATTAAATGAACCGTGAGCCATACATCGATGAAAAACTAAATAATTCATCGTTTTCGCGAACATTTAAACATGATGTTTTGAGCGAGGAACTTGTTTGGCATAGAGACCGAAAAGACAGATTTATTGAGGTTTTAGAGGGTACGGGCTGGGAGATTCAATTCGATAATAACCTCCCAAAGGTTTTAAATAAAGGAGATCAGTTCTTTATTCCTTCAGAGTTTTATCACAGAATAAAGCGCGGAACGACTGATTTAAAATTAAAAATTGAGGAACTTGATGCAGTATAATCAACTGGTTGAACAGGCGGAAAAGACTCTAAACGAAGAGGCAGAACCCGCATTGATCGAGGCTTTAAACAAAGTCTTCGCAGACGCATTCGTGTTCTATTTTAAATCCCATTCGTTTCACTGGAACGTAGTCGGAAAAGACTTTCCTCAGTTGCACGATTTCTTTGGCAAAGTCTACGAGGGGGTTTTTGATAATTTAGATCGCCTTGCTGAACAGATTCGCGCACTGAATGCGCCAGCCCCAATGAATCTGGCTTCGTTGATCGCCAATGCATCACTAACCGAAAACACGGATTCGTTGACGGGCGCGGAAATGGTTTCTACGCTCTCTGCAGATAATAAAAGAATTCTTGCTGGACTATTGGCCTGTCAGAAAATGGCTGAAGCGGCAGATGAGGTTGGTCTTGGAAATTTCTTGCAAGACTTGTTTGACAGCCACAAGAAGTTTGGCTGGATGTTCGATTCAATTTTAAAGGGTCAATAAAATGGCAAAAACAACAATCACTTTACCTAAAGTCTGGGATAAAATGTCAGCCCAACTTCAAAAGAAATGGTGGGCTGCGCACGGCAAAGGTCATCCATTCCCTAGTGATGCAGCATCGGATGCGGGTAAAGTCCCCGTGACGCCACCTAAGCCAGTGAAGCCTAAGAGTAAATCTACTGGCAGACCAGCGCCAGTTCGTGGTGGGGGCGCATATGCCGATGATGATATCGTCGGCGCAATGAGAGGTGGAATGACTTTCGGGTCTGGTGGATTGGGTAGTTTATACGAATCATTGGCCAAAAAAGCAATCGCAAAACACGTAGAAAATATATCTGAAGCCAAAGACGATGCTCGTGAGTACGATTACGAGGGCGATATGGCAATGTCTCAACTAAAGAGCATCATCACTAATGCTCAAAGACTCCATGACATGTTGGAAGAGAACACAAATCTTCCAGAATGGGTTCAGAGCAAAATCACTCTTGCTGAGGACTATGTTCTCACTGCCGCAAACTATTGCGAAGGTAATCTAGACGAAGAAGTCGAGCAGATGAATGAAGAAGAATCTGAGGGATATAGCGGATCATCACCTGCGGAAATAAAAGCAAAATATTATCACGATATTGCACAAGAAAGAAGAGTAGGTATTCATGATTTGGCTCATCTTGATGATAGAACAGTCTATGATGAGACTCAAACTAACAATAAAATCAAAGATGGTGATGTTTTAAAATTAAGCGGCGGTCGCGTTGCTATTATGAATAGAGCATGGCCAGTTATGCACACTGGAGATAGTGAACACCTTCACCAATTAGAATCTGGACACACATTCGATAGCATTGAAAATGGTAAATATGCCGCAAGTAATCGCGTTGCAAATAGACTAGTTAATAAAATTAACGAAGAAGATAAAGAGGGCCGTGCCTATGCTATAGGCATGAGTACAGCGATGAAAAAAATGGGTGATAAACCACCTTTACGTAAAGGCACCATCACCAGAGCACATGAAATCGCTAGAGCCATTTTAAGGAAAGAGAACTAAAATGAAATACCAAGTACAAATCTCATACACCAATCCCGCTCACGAACACGTTTCGCTTCGTCGTCGTGTCGATACAATTACACGATTAGTTGAAGCACGCAATGAGCAAGAAGCATTAAATCGTGCTGCAAATCAGCAACGCGCTCTTGGTTACTTGATCCGTGAAGCCAAGGTGGTTCAGCCAAAGGTTTTGATGGAAAGCCCCGAATATGTTGAACCAGAAGTGGGAACCGTGAGGGCGCATATGATGATAAACACGAAAAAACCCACAGTTCAGGTTCAAGAATTCAAGCATGATACTATCAGAGGAGATAAGTACTGGGTAACTACGGGATTAAGATCATTTAACACAATCGATCAGGCAGAAGCCCACATTGCTAGAATAAACGGGAAAAATGTGGCAGAAGAAGTCGAGCAAATTGATGAGATGAAATCATCAAACCCAAGAGGAACTGTACAATCCGCAGCACGCACAGATGGACTCAAAGAAGCATACACCCTAAGTCGAAAAGATCCCGAGACTGGGATGTACACTATTCGTGAATATGCCCCTAAATGCGGTCCATCTAAAACTGTTTCCACCCATTCCACATGGGAGGAAGCGAAAGATGCATTTGCCAAATTGAATGAAGAAACTGTATTACCATTTGCCGCCAGAGAACTTTATGCTAAGACATATGCCAAGAATACTAAAACAGTTCTTGACTCCAAATCAGCACGAGAAATTGCTTACGCTGCAGTCAAAAGACAATTTGGTGATGATGTATTAGCCGCATTGAAACGCCACCACGATTCAAACGAAATGAACGAAGCATACGATGAGACTGCGGTCAATAAAGCAATTGCATCTTCAAACCGTGGTGGTCGAAAGATTAGTGGCAGAGAGGCACGTGCAATTCATCGTGTTTTGAGTGGCGGACAATCGGCATCTGAAGGCCAGCGTCATCCACTGGAAGGTCATGAATATCACAGAAAATCAGATGCAGAACTGAGATTTATCGCGAAAGATGCTGCTGAAGCCGCTCGATCAATGAAAGGTCTTGACTCGAATGCAGAAAACAAATATTTGGATCAGGTGAATGATGCGTCCACCGTGCTTCACTGGAGAAGACAGAATGGCACACCAGACTGGTATCGAGAAATGTATAGTTCCCCGATGAAAGAATCCCAAAATGACAATAATATTAGAGCGGGGTTTAACAAATTTAAGTATGGGGAACTTGCGGCTGAGTTGGGGGGTGAAGGGGGAAACAATTACTCCGTCCATATCGATGGCAGAAGATGGAAGGTATTTGGTGATTTGCACTCTGCCCGACGAGCGGCACAAACACTTCTCAATCGAGGTAAAAATGCAGAAGTACGTGTGACTGGGGAACCAGTTAGCGAGGCATTACTCCCATTACTCCCATCGCAACAACAAATTGCTCGAAGAATTTTAGATACAGAACTTGAAGCCGCCAGAAACGCCCGTTTCGATAATAGACAGGCGGGCACTTTACCACCAAATCAAGCAGTGCTTGCATTCGATGAAAATGGAAAATTGGTTGGAAGATATCCAAATCTAAAAACAGCGCAGAAGTTAAAGCCAGGGCATAGATATGAGCCAGCATAACAATAAACCAAAAGATAACTCTAAGCCGAATAAGAGTGGGGGTGACAGAATTCAAGTCACTCCTACTCCAGTTGTAGATTTGGATCCGAAGCCAGATCCATCTCCAGATAAACCCAAAACAACTCCATCGAGTCCCGCTGGACGAACTGTGCTAAATATAGCAAGAACTGTCAAAGGACTTAAAATTCGCAAAGGAAATATCATGGAACAAGACGAAAGCGGTAATCGCAATATTCGTGGGCCTAGAAAATATGAGAAAGACGAAGGCCCAAATATTTGGAAGATTCACGACCAGATGAATGCTTTGCACGCTAGGATGGGGGGACGAGACGGACGCCCCGAGCGGCGGGCACTGGAGCGTGCCATGGATATTTTACGAACACATCTTGACACAATGAGCAGAAAATGGATAGATGGAAAAATGGACGGACAACACAAGACAAAAAAGTTCAAAGATTTTATCGCGGAGATGTTGGAAGACCAGACTATTGATACAGACGTTTGCGTTTTAGGCAAAAACGTTGATGAAATCAATTCAACTTTAGATAAGTTGACAGAGAAGCCATATCAAAACGCTCCTCTATTCCTACTTCAGTTGCGCGGCTGCTTTGAGAGATTTGGTATAGTACTTCCAGCAGAAGCAACACCAAATTTCATGAATCAGTCTGCGGAGATGGTCTATTCTTTTGGTGACGACACTCCACACAGTTTGTATATCATCTATGACACGAATGATGACGGATTCGTTGACGGTTATGCTCAGATCGTTACACCAGAAGAACTGAACGATTTAAAGAGTGCAGACATGGATGATGTATTGAACTCGGATAGAGATCCAATTCGAAATCGTCCATCAGACTGGTATCGTAAACGCGACGATGACGCGGGGAACTCTGGCGAATACGCATAATATATGTTTGATGATTTGAATGATGAGAATGTTTTGTTATATGCAGCAAAATGTTACGAAAAACCAAATTGCATAAAAAGTGAATTCGATGATGACTATAAGAAGTTTCGGTATATCAAACGATTACTGAATCGATATAGGATCACGGGTTCTTTGAAAGAACGACTGCTTCTGAACCATTTGGTGATGGTTCAGAATGTGTTTGGCATAGAAGGGAGTACTAGAATACTGTTTTTAAAGATTGACAAACGCGACTGGAGTTCTTTGAAGACGCTGCTTCTATATACATCAGCAATGCCAAAGATAGTTAAAGGCATTGATGGGGTTAATGTGATTTCTAGTGATATTGAAGTAGATATGAAACTGGTAGATATCCTAAGAAATATTTGATTTAACCCTTGATTATTCCAGACATAGTTATTATAACAATTTGTCAAATCTTTGTCAAACTTTTTCACACAATCAAATGAAAACTTTTAAAGAATTTAAAAATACGGTAAATGAAACGTTCATGTCAGCCGCTGGCATTGCGGCTTCTGGATTATCGTCATCGGTGGTTCCACCAGAAGGTCCGCCATCAAGCACCCGTGGTGCAATTGCTGGAGCATCGGACCCCAGACTTGCGCCGTTGCCGTTGTTTCGTCGCAAACCTTTAAAACCTTTAAAACCTTTAAAACCTTTAAGGAAAGGAAAATGAGAAAGACAACTCTAATTCTCGCTGGTTTACTGTTTACATTGTCTGGGTGTAACGATTTGTCATATCGATACCCGTGTCAGGATCCAGCAAACAAAGATGAAGCGGAATGCAATCGCCCAGCATGCGAAGAAAGCGGACAGTGTTTTGATACTCTGAACGGACTTCCCCCGAAACAGGAACCCACCGTCCAAGAAAATGCTGATCAACCACATGATGTTAATTGTAATTGCGAAACGAAAGGAGAATGATTATGTTTAATGGTCCTCGTTATACTGAAGCGGAATTGATGGCTCGATTGAAGTTTGGTGTGGGTTTAGTGCTCGCAGCAACTCTAGCGGGTATTGTGTTTGTGGTGCTGTTCTCACTCATCTTTGTGACCCAGCCTATGACGCAGTCGCCAAATGATGCTAAATTCTTTGAGTTGATCACTCCTATTGCAACCTTCTTGACTGGTATTCTATCGGGCATCATGCTAGGCAAAACCGACGAAAAGAAAGAAGAAAAGAAGGAAGAAACTTTGCCACCACCAGCACCAGAAAAGCCAATGGAGCAAGTGGTCGAAGAAATTGAAGATCATATCGCGTAAGGTGATCCATGAGTTTGAAGGCGCTTCAAGAAAAAATTGGTGTTACGGCAGACGGCAACTGGGGTGTTAATACGCTCCGTGTCGCTGCCGCTTACTACAAAATGACACCCACCCGCGCTGCTCATTTCTTTGGACAGACTGCACACGAGACTGGTGGATTCAAGACATTCACCGAAAACTTGAACTATTCTGCACAGGGTTTGATGGGTGTATTCAAAAAGTATTTCCCAGATCAAGCCACGGCAAAGAAATACGAACGCAACCCACAAGCCATTGCAAATCGTGTATACGCAAGTCGTATGGGCAATGGTCCAGAAAATTCTGGTGATGGGTGGAAGTATCGCGGGCGCGGTGCTCTTCAGTTGACGGGCAAAGATAACTACAAAGCATTTGCTGACTACTGCAAACGCCCAGATGTCATGACAAACCCAGATTTGGTTGCAACTGAACTTGCATTTGAATCTGCGATGTTTTTTTTCGAACGAAACAAACTATGGAGCATCTGTGATCAAGGAGTGAATGATGCTACGATTTTATCCCTTACTAAGAAAGTTAATGGTGGCACACACGGCTTGGAAGATCGCAAGGCTAAGACGAAAACGTACTTCAGCCAATTAAGTGCACCAACAGTCAAACCAGTCGCTGCTCCAACACCAACGCCTGTTGTCAAGACACCCGTTGCGCCAATTGGAGCGGTGACGCCAGATATGCAGTTGTCTGAGCATTTCAATCTAAAAGAGTTTACGAAATCTGAAACTGCAATTCGTAAGCGTATAGATAACACTCCGAATGCGCAACATGCTCAAAACCTTAAAAACGTCTGTGAAAAAATACTTGAGCCTGTTCGTCGTCATTTCAACAAGCCTATTCGGATTAATTCTGGTTATCGCGGTCCTGCTCTTAACGCTGCTGTTGGTGGTTCTAGCAAGTCTCAACACTGTAATGGTGAGGCGGTGGATTTTGAAATCGATGGACTCCCAAACCCAGAACTCGCAAAGTGGGTGACCGAGAATTGCGAATTTGATCAATGTATTTTGGAGTTCTATGACCCAAAAGAAGGGCCAAATTCTGGGTGGGTTCACGCTTCTTACACAGCAACGGGAACCAATAGAAAACAAAAATTGACAGCCGTAACCGTGGGCGGAAAAACTGTGTACAAGCCAGGGTTTGTTGTTTGATAAATATAGAAAACGAGATGCTCTCTAAATGCTAGAAAACAGATACAACATTTCTATATGGCAAGGATCCACCTTCGGCTTAACGGTTCGCGTGACCTATGCTAATAGCACACCCCAAAATATTACGGGTCAGTCTGCCAGAATGCAGATTCGTTCAGCATATGATGCAGATCCACCCGAAGAAACCCTGACTACAAGCAACGGCGAAATCGTAATCACCGATGCGGCTAATGGAGAGATGCAGTTAGAACTGACTGCAGACAGAACAGCAAACATAGAAGTTGATTTGAGTACTCTGGCGTCCGTTAAGTTGTCTGACACTGAGACGGTAAAGATTCCGAAGTCCAAGTATGTGTATGACTTGGAACTTATTAATGGAACCGACGTTAGAAAAATCCTGTATGGCGATGTAATCGTTTACGGAGAAGTGACAAGAAATGTCTGATTTAGTCGTAAGCGTAATACCTCCACCAAATATTACGGTAGTTACCGACAACACTCGTGTTGGACCTCAAGGTGTTCAGGGTACTCAAGGTATTCAGGGTGCGCAAGTTATAACAGCCTATATATTTGACGGTGGCACGCCGTTTACCGATTATTCGGGTGGGCCAGCATTTGATTGTGGCGGAGTAAATTAATGCCAAATATTCAATTTCAATTTCGTAGAGGCACTTCAACCGAGTGGTCTAGTGCAAACACCGTCCTTGCTGATGGTGAAATGGGTATTGAGTCAAACACCGACCTGTTTAAGATGGGTGACGGTGTTACTCCTTGGAATCTTCTATCATATGGCGGCGTGCAAGGTATACAGGGTATACAGAGCGTTCAGGGTATTCAAGGCGTCCAAGGCACCCAAGGCACCCAAGGTGTTCAAGGAACACAGGGCGTCCAGGGGTTGATCGGTCTTCAGGGAACAATTGGATCATTCGGTGGTGCGGCATTTGATTATGTGTTTGAAGACACGACTGACGATCCCGTAAATTTGACGCCAGGGATTGTTAAGTTTAACACTGCGCCATTTAATACATCGACAATGATGTATATTAGTTTCGATGATCGTTTAGGCTCAAATTCTTTTAATTATTTACAGTTGATCGATGACTCAACGTCAGCAATCAAAGGTCAAATTCGAGTCAGCGAGTTTTCCAACGTCGCAAATTACTCCTTCTTTAATATCGTAGGATCCCATGCTCACGACGCCGATCACTTTAATGTTCCAGTAGCGTTCACGCACGGTTCGGTGACATCTTTTGCGAATAACATTAATGTCGTTGTATCGTTTGTTCGTACTGGCGATAAAGGTGATACGGGTTCTCAGGGTGCCACTGGAATTCAGGGTCCGTTTGGTATTCAGGGTATTCAAGGAATACAGAGCGTTCAAGGTATTCAGGGCATCCAAGGCGTCCCTGGCAGCAGCGGCGGTCAAGTCACCAGTTTTGTAACTGTTTCTTCTGACTACACCATGTCTGCCGTAGAAGACATGGTGATTAGTATCGCCACTATACCAATTACGATAACCCTTCCAGACGCTATTGGCGTCAAGAGTTATTATTTCCAAAATTTTGGATCTGATACTATGACCCTACAGACCATCAATTCTCAGTTGATAAATAGTGACACTAACTTGATCTTAAAGTATACAAATTCTTCGGTGAGATTGATTGCAAACGGAACCAAATTTATAGTTATATAATTGAAAAAGTATAAATAACTAAGAACGGAAACGCAGCGAAGGTAAGTAAATGGCATATCTTGAACAGACACAACTTACTGATGAGAAAGATTTAGTAATCAATCCAGCATCAGAAGAATCAATTGTTTTATTGCGTAGAATTGCTAAAATTCTAGAAAATCAACAAGCAGTTGACCCGCAGCAGCGCCAAAGAATTACACTTGATGCTATAGCAGCATCAGTGACTCTCGGCACAGTCACTACAGTTGGTACAGTAACAGCAGTAACAGCAGTAACAGGAGTAACAACAGTAACTACAGTCAGCAACTTAGCAGGTTTATTCGGTTGGAACCAGCAGATTCTAGCGGATCCAGCAAGAACAGCATACAATACAGGTATTAGACAGCAATTAACTTTTGCTTAATAGAGGATTATATCGATGGGACTAACAGCAAACAAATTAACAAAGCAAGTTGACCTACCAGTATGGGAATGGACTCGCCCTCTTCCTATTGCTCCAACTGCTGGTCTATCCTGCGTATGTAATGCAGATAACACAGACTTTAATGAAATTTCTGGTCGATATATCTACATGCTACTCAACGCCACAAACTTTTGGCGTTATGATACCGTATCTGATACGTATCTGCAGTTAGCGTCTCCAGGTATCACGCCGCTGACTGCATCATCGATGCAGTTTGCTGGTGCGCAAGGTTATTTTGGTCGCGTAGTCAGTGCAACCTCAAATACGATTACAACTGGTCTACCCAACAACTCTGCTGTTGGATTTAGAATTCGTATTATCTCTGGTAGAGGTGCGGGTCAGGAAAGAATTATTACCAATGTTTCAGAACCAACCGTAGCAGACTGGGGTGGTGTGTCAACCGCATCACTTGTTAACATCACTGATGCTGCTAAAGCATGGACATTCAATAACTGGATTGGCTACGTTGTAAGAACAACGGGTGGTACTGGTCTTAACGCAGTTCGTAAGATTCTCTATAACTCAGCAACTGTTTTGACTATTGCTGACCTTAACCTTTATGGCTGGGATCCAAATTGCGCACCAATGTCTCCAACTGCTGGTGCTATCGGTATGGCAACAACTGCTATCGGTACTCAATATCAGATTGAAGCATCTGTAATGACAGTTGATACTCCATGGACTATTGAACCAGATAGCACATCACGCTATGTAATTCAGTCTGGTGGTATTTACTTGCTATCTGGTGCTGCTGTTGCATCTGGTGGTGTTACAATGCAATACTATAGCGTACTAGAAGATATCTGGTATGCTAAATCAATAAACAACGGTATGGTTCCTGCTGCTGCTACCGATGCTTCGCTAGAAAGATTTACTGAAAACTCAAGTATTTGGTATACAGGAAAAGCAACATCAGGGTCTAATACTTCTCTCACTGATTCTACTTCGAATTGGAGAACGAATGAGTGGTCTGGATACTATGCATTTATCTGGACTGGTACGGGTAGAGCACAATTAGCATCTATTGCCAATAATACTGGTACAGTTCTAACTTTCTCAAATACACTTGGAACTGCTCTCAACTCAACCAGCCGATATAATATTGTTGGATATGACGCTGGGACACTCACATCATCAAGTGGTCGTATTGTTACAGATACGAGCAAAAATTGGGAAGTAAATCGCTGGGCAAACTATGCTGTTCGTATCATCGCTGGAACAGGCGACGGGCAAATGCGTCAGATTATGAGCAACGGTCTAGACAGTCTCGTTGTTTATGACTCATGGAACGTTCAGCCAGACAGTACGTCAATCTATGTCATTCAGGCATGGACTGAAGATATGATTTTCTCTCTCGGCGCTAATGCTGAGACGTTCCAATACCGTCTAAACGGAAGTGATCTTCTTTCTCATGGTCGTGTTCTTGACGAAGGTGTTGTTCAGGCAGCATGTGCAATCCCTGTAGATGGTACATCAACAGCAACACATGTTGTATATGAGCAACGACCTACAGCAATTACTGGTTTTACTGGTACAACAACAATTACTGCAACAACCGCACAGGCTCACCAATTTGAAGTTGGTCAATGGGTCTCTATTCGTGGTGTGACATCCGCTGCTGCCGACGTTTACAACATCACTGGTAAGGTGCAGATTACTACAGTTCCATCTTCAACAACGTTCACCTATACACCAAACGCAGCAGGATCTGGTACTTATCAATTATCAGAAAACGTGACAGTTGGTGTTTCTGTTCTACCAGACGCTTCGAAGCACTTTGCTGATCTTGCAACTGGTGGTTCGACAACTACAGTTACATTTGCTCGCGCTACACCATCTAACATCAATGGTTGGTATGCTTATGGTACTAACGTAGCGGCTGGTGCACAGGTTCGAAGTGGTGCAGGTACTACAACACTCACCTTCAATCTAACTGGTGCTGGTGCTCCATCGGGTACTATTGTGTTTACCAAGTGGCCAAGACCAGTAACAGCAACCTTCTCCTCTGGTGGTGGTTCTGGTGTATTCAACGCGACAATGTCAGGCACTGTTCCAGCCTATGTGAAAGGTTGGCTGGCAACGGGTACTAATATTGGTCTAGGTGCTTATGTAACTGGTGGTGAAGGAACAACGACTCCCGCATTCTCAATACAGTGTGCTGGTGCTCCTTCTGGTACTATTACGTTCAGTCATCCAGTAAATAATCTTCTACCAAACACAGTAACATATAGTTCGAATGCTAATTCAACAGCAATCACATTTACTGCCAATACACCAACATATATTAGAGATTGGTTTGTTTCGGGCACAAATATTGGTAATGGTGCTCGCGTTGTTTCTGGTGAAGGGACAAGCACCATTATTGTATCGACGCCTCATGCTGGCACTCCTAGCGGAACGATTACATTCTATGCACCAACTCAAGCCCCAGCAATGATTTATGCGACATCATCAGCACCAGCAAACGCTGCTACTGGTTTACTCGTTGTTGGTAACACTGCTATGCAGTTGGCATCGCAAAACGTAAACAATGGTACAATTATGACGCCATTGGCTGCTCTACCAGCCGTTGTTGCGGGTGTTTCTCGCTACGTTGTTACTAAAAGAGATATGATTGGTCAGCACTATGCTGGACAGAATCTTTCTTATCTTTCTGGTGTGGCATTGGGTACACAAGGAACAACATTCCTGATAGATACCAATTCATTCTGGGCAACTGCTACAGGATCTGGTGGTGGTGCGGGTCAATTTACATTTACCATCTCAGCAATTGGTTCACCAATTCATAATGGATGGTTTGTATCTGGCACTGGTATTCCTGCTGGTGCAAGAGTGGTCGGTGGTGCTGGTACAACAACGATTACCATTGATACTGCACTGACAAGTGCTGTTTCTGGTGCTATAACGTTTACTGCTTGGTCTGCAAACGGTCTAACCAACAGGCGTCTTCGCGTGGTCTCGTCAACAGGGTTTAACCAAGACCTAACAATTACAGGCGTTACACCATCAACTGGTAACTTGGCGTTTGGTACTGCAACTGCCCCTGGTTCTGGTACATCTACCTACATGATCCTACCAACTATTGTTCCAGGTGCTGGTTCTCACGTGAGATGGACACCAAATTCTAGCGTCCCTGCAAATAGAGGAAGAAATCTATTCCGCTTCAGAGGCGCAACGGCGATTGGTGTTGATAAAATCGATCTAACAAATGATCTGTTCTACTTTACATCTATCACGCCAAACTTCGAATTGTTGGGTTCTGGTTCAATGTTTGCTTACGACGGTCTAGATAGAATCTACTTCACAAGAGACGTTACAAACCGCGTGTATTATCTCGATCTAAACACCAACATGGTCTATGGTGCTGGATTGGCTCCATATGTTGCGGGTACTGCTGGTGTTGGTAACAGAATGGAAATCTTCAAGACAATTGATGGATTGAAGTATCTCTGGTTCAACCGACACGCTGCCGTTGAAACATTCCGCCAGTTGGTCTTCTACTAAGATTTGGAGAAATTATATGACAATTACTGAATTATTGACAATTATGCAAAATAGACTACTAACGTTGAATGAAGCCAGAAAGGCAGCAGTTCTCTCGGGCGACTTGGAGCGCGTGGTGCAAATCGACGGCGATCTCGTTACAACATATACAACTGTTGAGAAGTTGCATAAAGCAGTAGAACTCGGTTTGTCAAGTTGATAAACTACATTATCATGTAGTTTAGCGAAAAACATAATGAAAACCCTTGAGGAGAAGAAACTCCTAGTAAAAATGGCAAGAATGCTCGGTCAGCCAGTTGACCGAGCACTTGTCGAATCGATTGAACGTGAAGAAAAACTTGCTGCTGCTCTATTCAAAGAAGAAAAGGTTCAAGAGCCTAAACCAGAACCAATAGTAGAATCAAGAAATGTTAACTTGATTCAAGAGGTGATTGAGCCAAAACCACCTCAACCCGCGCCAGCATTTGTTCCACCCACAACGAATACCATTGCTTCAGTGATGAATGTGTTGGGGTCTGTAAACTCTAACACAGTCAACAACGTTTATCGCGACAAAGAAATCGAAGGCATTCGCAGAACTGTTGCTGAGATGATGCAAAAGATCTCCACCATGTCTTGGGGTGGTGGCGGAACTGGCATTGTTCGCCTATGGGATGCTGATGACTTCGACCGAAATACTGTCGGCGAAGGCAAGTTTATGAAATTCTCAAATGGATGGTTCGTTCTAGACGACATCAACCCTTCTGAAATTGTTCATAATACAACTATAGTAAATTCTAACACTTATGTTGTTACAGACAGTGACTATTATATTGGTGTAAATAATCCATCATACACAACAATTATTCTACCATTAGTTCCATCTTCAGGAAGAATGGTTATCATTAAAGATGAATCTGGAAATGCTCAACGATATCCGATTAAACTAGACGGAAATATCGATAACGATCCAGGTGGTGCAGAAATAAGAATTAATAACGGCGGAGTTCAGTTGATCTACCGTAATGGCTGGAGAATCGTATAATGACTTACCTATTAGATGACGCAATTAGATATGATGATAGTGCAAATTTAGATGCATTTGGTAGACTTCGTATTTCCGATGCATTTACACTTGGTGATTATAAACATCTTTATGGTATTGATCCAAACTTTCGTGATACAAGCACTTCTGGTGGAACAGTTACGTTTCAACCATTACAAGCATGTGCAAGACTCGCAACAAATAACAGTCCAACTGCGAGCGTGATTCACCAAACAAAAATGTATCACCAGTATCAACCTGGAAAGAGTCAGTTAATCAAATCAACATTTAATTTTTATGCAAATTCACCTAATGTTATAAAACGAACGGGATATTATGATGCGAACAATGGCATTTATTTTGAGCAGTCTGCAAACGGTGCATTGAGTTTTACCATTAGAACAGACACTAGCGGAACTCCGAGTGATGCTCGTCGAGTTTATCAAAACCAATGGAATAAAAATACTTGCAATACAAGCATTTCTGGACCAAATGGAAATGGTTCGTTTGATTTAGATATCACCAAAACTCAAATTTTCTTTACAGATTTTCAATGGTTGGGTGTTGGTCGCGTGCGTTGTGGATTTGTGCATGATGGACAGTTAGTTGTTGCTCATGAGTTTTACAATAGCAATGTTTTACCTACTGTTTATATGAGCAATCCAAATTTACCTGTTCGTTGCGAGATTTTTAATACAGGCGCAACGACTGGTGGGTTTTTTGATCAAATTTGCTCGACTGTACTTTCCGAGGGTGGATATGTCGAAGCAGGTCAAGACTGGCACGTTGCAACAGGCAATACGAAGATTACAATAACTGGAGTGGGTAATACTCGACCGATTATGGCTATTCGATTGAAGAACTCATTCCGTGGGTATCAAAATCGCGCAACTGTTCGTATGGGCGATATTAATCTTTACGCGGAACAAAATCCTGGTGTTTGGGAATTGAGAAAACTGGATAGTGTTGCAAATCTTACATTAGCAAATTCTACTTGGAATTCAGTTCATGCTAATTCGGCAGTAGAGTATAACATTACTGGGACTGCAATAGTTGGCGGTGAAGCCATTTCTGGTGGGTTTGTGGGTACGAGTTCTCCTGGAGGCAGCACGAAGGGAATCGGTTTGTCCAGTACAACGCAGCCAACCTCAGCAAAAAAGAATTTTATCGCTCAAAATTACGATTCCTCAAATAGCGAAATATTCGTAGTTGTAGCACAAGCAATTACAAGCCCAGTAGATGTTTGGTGCACTGTAACTTGGCGCGAAGTTTATTAATTTTCGTTAAGTTTTATTAACTTTTCCAAAAGACGGTATGGTTTTTGCTTGTATATACTGAGCGACGTAAAACCGTCGTTTTTGATTTGAGTGGGTGCGTAACATAAATAACGTACATGTATTATTTTTTAGGGTATTAATATGACGTTAAGAGTTTTGATTTGTTTGATAACGGCGCTTTTTAGCATTACAACGGCACAGGCTCAACAGACGACTACGAACAATGAACCCGTACCTATCGTGACCGAATCGACGACGAATAGTACTGTAACTACTACTTCTGAGACGACTCTAAAATCGCCACCGCCATCTGCAATCTCACCGACGATTAATACATCTAACTCTGACCTTTGTACATTCGGCGTTGCTGGAGCGATTCAGACTCAGATTCTAGGTCTCTCGACGGGGACTCAGGTTCGAGATATGAATTGCGAAATGCTAAAGAATGCTAAAACGTTATATGACATGGGCATGAAGGTTGCTGCAGTGTCGGTAATGTGTCAAGACCGAAGAGTTTTTGACGCGATGCTGATGGCGGGAACTCCTTGCCCATATGATGGATTGATAGGAAAAGAAGCCAAGGCTGCGTGGGAAGCAAACTTCCTATCGCAACCTGGCATAGACAAAGAAAACAGAGGATATTCGAATGAGGCTAAAACAATGTTTGGCATTGGCGGTGTCGCTTTTTTGCTCTTATTGCTTCTCCTCTGAGATAGACTTTGTCACATCCCAAACATCTACTGCTTCTGGGATCACTTTCGGACAAACCCAAAACGCTGCCGCAGCGGGTTACAACTGGGTGATGAAGAATGTCCTGCCACAACAGGCGGGATTGGAAATCAACGGAATCGTCTATCGCTACACGGCAGTCAAAAAGCCCGAAGACGACATGGTTGTCTACATTCAAAACTTAAATGCTAGTGGCGAAGGCTACATCTTTCGCAACGCGGATGATTGGTCGAAACTGCCAGGGAATACGATTCAGCGTTCAATTCCAATCAATAGTAGCCTAGCAGAACTCTGGGGTGACGGGTCAATTGCAGTTGAAGGTCAAGGCAGCGTTCTTGATGCTTCGGTGGTCTATACATTTCAGTTTGATCCGTGCTTCATTCCTCAGAGCAGCCCCGACTGCCCTGGCTACCGAGACCCCAATGATTATCTTCCAGACGAAGAATACGCGGATCCATTGAACGATGAACTTCTTCGCAAAGAGTTTGAGAGAAAGGTCTCTATAGACGATGAAGATGAAAAAGAAAGAGCCAGATCCAGAGCACTGTCGAATGCTGAAAGAAGACAAAATCGCCTAGAGACTGCTCTGAGTGCCGTGAACACCGCATTACTGACCGCTGAAGCCGCAGTTGCTGCCCAAGATTTTTTTGCTCTTGCTGAATTGCCAAATAGTTACGCAGTAGAAATTTTTGGCGGAGAATATCGAGAAACGATTCGTCTTGTTGACGCCAAGTTGCCAGACAATCCTCGCGGATTGAGAAACAACTGGGCGCAACAGTTACTTCATGAGAAAATGATTGATCTTCAGTATGTCAATTTAGAAACAAAGGAGTAGATTAATGTTCAAGAAATCACTAGCAATAGGATTTTTCATGGCTTTGTCTATGGTTACACGGGCTTCTGCTGTAGAAGTTCCTATTGTTGGTAATGTTGCTGCGAAGTGTGTGATTGTTCCAGATACATCTGGCGTGTTCGGAAACCCAACAGCGGATAAACTCAGCACCGCACAAGCAGATGGTGGCGTACAACCAGTTGTACGTTTTGATGTATTACAAGCCAACTTTTTCAAGGCTGTAATCACAACACCAAGAGCATTTACCTCAAGCCCAGCATTGACAGATGTCGTCAACTGGACGGGAAGTGTTTCTACTGCACGTGTGTCAGATCCACTGATGTCAGCCTATGACACCAGCAAGATCATCTATGACAATGCAACCGAGTTTAATCTAACTGTAGCGGGAACAACTTGGTTTAAAGCAAGTTCAACCGCCGAATACGGCTATGACAAAGCGTTCCCATCTGGAACATACCGCGCTGTTATTAGCGCAGAGTGTATCGCCAAGTAAGTTATGAGATTTATATTATCTCTGTTGTTAATTTTTGGGAGTATGCGGGTGTATGGACATGAGTTCACACCCGCATACCCCAAATTGGAGCCAGCCTATATAGAGGGTGTACTCGTTGCAAAAATGGAGTTGTTCAATCGTCGAAATGACGTAACATTTTATCAATTATCTGTGTTTGATGGCCAATGGAACCCAGTACCATTTGCCACGACAAGTAAAATAGTTGAAGTCCCGTTTTTGCAACGAAAATATATTGAAGTTTACATTCGAGAAAAAGATAAAAATAAAGTTGTTTATATCTGTTCAAAGTCGATGCTTAATCCTATTGGTGATCAAGTCGCGATAATCTCTTCGAGGATCTGTTCGAAGATAAAATGAGGTCAGTTAATGAAAGAGGCGATGTTGTTATTTTTTATGATGCTTTTATTGGCATGCAAAGTTGCAGTCGCACAAACAAGTTCATTAAACTTGGCAGTCCCTTCGGCAACCCCAAATTTTCAGTCCGACCGAGTTCGGGCTGGTGAAATAGAATGCGATGCTGCGATTGGTTCGGCGACGAATGTAGAATTCGGTGTTGTTGGAATTATTAATAACGGGAGTCCGTTCGATAGCACTAGCAATGTTCTAGTGAATCAGAACATGACAAATGAATTTGTGAAAGATGTTGGTGTGTATGCGAGGATCACTATACCTATTGGTGCACCAAAGCAGCGATTGAATTGTAATTTATTGTATGAGTTGGAACTGGAAAAGAAACGGCTCGAAGTCTTCAAGTTAAAGCAAGAAATCGAGAGACTCAAAAACCTACAATTCGAGAATTGAATGTCAAAAAATCTAGACGAAAGCGTAGACAAATTAGAAGCCGCCGTTGACCCCAACACAGTAATTAGCGTTGGTGGATACAGTTTTACTCCCGCAAAATTGATGATTGCGGGAACAATTTTGTCAACTATATTGGGCACCCTCTGGGCTGGTTTTGAAGTCTATAAAGACTACATGGATATGAAAGCCCAGATTCAAGAATACGTCGCACCAGATCTTTCTGGGATCAGCGAACGTATTACTAAACTAGAGCAACGAATTGAAAACGCCGAAATCATGGTCAATGAAACTAATGATTATGTCGGCGAGATTCGCTCAGACCTTAAAAATGATGTCAGAGATATCCAAACAACAGTAGATTTGGCGGATCGTCGAAATAGGGAATTGGAGCGCGAGGTTTTAACGTCAATTCGCACCATCGACAAAGAAAATGATGCTAAATTGAAGGAATTGGAGCGTAAAGTAGACGATAAAATTCAGAAAGCATTAGATAATCCTTTAGCCAATCAATAAACTAAATAGGGTATATGGATTTCGGAAAATTAATGACAGTATTCCAAGACGGACACAATGGGTCCATCTCTTCAAAGAGAGTGATTACATTTTTGTCATTCTTGCTATGTGCTACGGGTTTTATAGCCAATCTTTTCTTTGGCTATAAGATAGACGAATTCATTTACAATTCAATGATGTGGATTGTGGTGAGTGGATTGGGTTTCACGGGGCTGGAAAAGTTTGCCCCAAAATCCAATTCTAAATTTAAAACAACTGAAACTGCTGAATAATTAGGAGATGACGATGGATATCATATTTGTGTTACTGTTTTTGGGATTGTTTGCTTGGCTTGGATGGAACTTGGTGAAGAAGCCCGATCAAAATGGCGACGGGAAAGTTGACGTAAAAGATGCCCTTGTGGTAGCAAAAGAGACTGTGGCTGAAGTGAAGGCTGAAGTGAAGGCTGAAGTTGTTGCTGCAGCAGATGTCAACAAAGACGGCAAGGTTGATATTGCCGATGTTAAGGTTGCTGGTGAAGCAGTAGTTGCCAAGGCAAAAAGAGGTCGCAAGAAGAAGGTCGCCGAGTAATGTATATTCTCGGACCATTCGTGTTTCCTTTTGTCTGGTTGTTTAAACTATTGGCTGAACTATTTCGGTTGATCTCATCTGGATGTTTCTGGCTCTACGAAAAATTGCTTGGGGCCAGCATCTGGTTGAATGATTTAACTGAATTGAATGTTTGGCCGAAGGATTGATTTGTGCTCATCCCATTGCCATACAAGATCCTTGCTGTAGTTCTTATTGTAGGTGGCGCATTTGCTGCTGGCTACAACAAGGGTATGGCGGGTGCTGATGCAGAAATTAATCGATATGCCAACCAAGTGGAAGATCTAGAAATTGCTCTAAAGAAAGAGCAGTCTATCATCCGTGAAAAGGTGCGCGTTGAATACGTTGATCGCGTAACCAAAATCAGAGAAAAAGAAACTAGAATCATTGAAGCGGCATCTCAAGTAGTTCCTAGCCAGTATGAGTTATCAAACGGCTGGGTTCATGCGCACAATGCCGCTGCTTCTCCGACCATAGATCTTGACCTAAATCTTGCGGCGGATTCTACAAGTTCATCAGTCAAAGACAATGTCGCGTTGCAAACTGTGGTAGAGAACTACTCTATCTGTCTACAGAATGCACAGCAACTCACTTCTCTTCAGAAGTATATTTTGGAAGTAAACAATAAAATTGACGAAGAGAACAAGAAGCGCGGGATTAACATAAAACTCCCAGACATGCCTTGGAAAAAGAAGGAGGAATGATGAGGATTATTCTTCTCAGTAGTATTTTTTTGCTGCTTATGGGTTGCGGAAATCCTCTGACGCGGCTCATCCCCAAAGTAGAAAAATTAGAACCGCCAGCAGAGTTGATGGTTCCACCCAAAGACCTAAAGATCATAAATAAACCAAAAGAATCAGATTCTTCTACCGCAAAATCTAAGCAATTAGATGAGTTCATCAACGAAACACTAAATGCGCCATCTGCGGGAAAATAATCTAAATTATTTCCAGCACTTAACCCGTGCTTGGAAGTGGGCGTTTATTTTGCTAGTACATGGGGTTTTCCCAAACATATGGGAAACCAAAGTGAGTGATGAGATATGCAATAGCAAAAATAATAGAACAAGAGCATATTTACTCAAACACATGTATGGAGTAGAAGAAGATGGTGGATTTCGAAAGCAAACTGAACAAACTAGAGACTGAAGTTGCTGCAATGAGAGAAAAGATTTCTTTCTTCTCAGTCATATATGAAAAATTTGACAAGACTTTAGAAAAACTGGATGAGCGTCAAGTGGAAGACCGTAAAGAGTTGCAAAAATTAATCGACGATCTTCGCTACGATCTTTTAAAAGAAATAAAATCAATGCGTGAAGAAGTGACGGCGCAACACATAAGCCAAGCGAAAAAGATCGAAGATCTTAATAAATGGCGCTGGATTGTGATTGGTGGCTCCGTTGTTGTCGGATACATAATATCCAAATTAGGTTTGCCTTTTTCTCTGAAGTGACGTATAATATCTGGATCTATTGGTATTTTTTATGATGTATGAGCGTTTACATAGACCGTAAATATTTGGGATTCGTTTCTTCCAAACTGGAACAGTTTAAACAGAAGAAAACCGATCTTTATAATTTCCGCTGTCCTTACTGCGGAGATTCCAAGAAAAACAAATTAAAAGCAAGGGCTTACGTTTATCGTAAGTCCAATAACATGTTTTATATTTGCCACAACTGCGGCAAGTCAACTACATTCGGTAAATTTTTGCAAGAGACTGACGGGTCAGTCTACAAGCAATACGCACTGGAACGATACTCTAGCGGGGAAACGGGAAACCACAACTACAAGAAACCGACGTTCGATGAACTCAAGGGAAATGCGTTCGCAAGATTTGCTTCCAGTCCCCAACCGAAAAATAAAACTTGGGCCGATTTTTCATCTTATAGCATAGTCAATTTACCCGAAGACCACTACGCTGCAGCCTATATAAAAAAGAGGCTGATCCCAGAACGATACTGGAATGAAATTCTATTCGTTCCAAAGTTTAAGGATTTTCTAGACTCTGAATTCCCAAATCACGGCAAAGATGAAGTTCCAAATGATGATCGTATTGTACTCTTTTACACTAACGAAAAAGGAGAGATCACAAACGTCGCGGGTAGAGCATTGTCTGATACCAAGATTCGATACATTACAGTCAAGTTGACCGATGAAAAGAAGTTGTTCGGCTTGCACAGATTGCAAAAACAAAATACGGTCTACGTCTTGGAGGGGCAATTTGATTCTTATTTTGTTGAAAATAGTATTGCCAGTGGCGATAGTAATTTGGGCGGCGTGGCAGCAGTTCTTCCCGAGTTAGATACTGTTCTCATATACGATATACAACCAAGAAATAAAGACTTGGTTAAGCAGATTGAGAAGTCAATCAACAAAGGTTATAAAATTTGTTTGTTACCAGATACATTGCCAGGAAAAGATATAAATGAAATTATATTAAATGGTGTAAAAGTTGAAGATTTAATGAACCTCGTAACTAAATATACTTACCAGGGATTAACTGCAAAGTTGGAGTTTACGAGATGGAAAAAATGTTAATTGTTTATAGAGCATACTTTAACAATTCTGATAAATGTTATATCGGAATTACAAATAATTTGGAGAAAAGAAAAAAAAATCATCTCAAGGATGTTAGGTTGGGGGCTAATAGAAAATTCCATAAAGCAATCAGAAAATATGGAGAACCTGTTTTTGAGATTATTGAAACATGTCAAACGATTGAAGAATTGTATGAGGCCGAGAAAAAAAATATTGAAAAATTCAATAGTTTTAAAAGTGGATACAATTCAACACTTGGCGGTGAGGGGACTCTTGGAGTGCCAAGACCTAAAAGTCAAGAATGGAGAAAACAGTGTTCAACAAGAATGAAGGGTGATGGAAATCCGAGATATGGGATTAGATTGAGCGAGTCGTTTAAGCAAAATCATTCTGTAAGAATGAAAGACTATTATAAAAAAAACCCAAAAAAAAAGCCTTGGAGTAATAAATCATCTTCGGGTATGATTTGGATAAACGACGGTAACACTGAGAAAAAAATTTTAAAACAAGAAACAATACCAAAAGGATTTGTTCGCGGAAGAATTTTCAAAAGTAGAACAAAAACAAAATGATACAGAATGGTTTAACTGTAAGCGAACTAAAAGATATTATAGATAACAATACGTTCAGTGGACTAACAGCAAAACTCAAGTTCACGCATTGGAAAAGGTGTTGACAATGAACATAGAAGAATTGGGTTTAGAAATAGTAAAACATCCCATAACAAAAGTGCGTGTAAAGAATTACGCTGGGAAGTGGTACGTTGAATACCAACGCAAACCGAAATATTTTTTTGATAAGTGGTGGTGGTTCGACGACAGCATCTTCCATACATACATCGACGCTTATAACCGAGCACAAATTTTAGCAAGCGAAGGCGGGATCTCCGAGATCAAACCAAAAAATATTGAAATTACCGTGAAGGATTATTAAACATGAAAGTGAAATTGATTTCTTATAGCAAGCCAGTTCTTGAGGGATTGGATACGCCAACGGACCTTGTTGCTTATTGCGCAAGAGTATCCAATCCCTCCAACCAATTTAATTCTGACACATCAGAAAAGTTGATCAAATATTTGATCAAGCATCAGCACTGGAGTCCACTAGAAATGGCGACCATGTGTTTGGAAATTGAAACGACGAGAGATATTGCTCGACAGATTTTGCGTCATCGCAGTTTTTCATTCCAAGAATTTTCTCAGCGTTATGCTGATCCAACTAAAGATTTGAATTTCGAAATCCGCGAAGCAAGACTGCAAGACACGAAGAATCGTCAAAACAGCATTCCAACGACAGATTTCACTCTTCAAGATATGTGGACAATCAAGCAGAATAAAGTTCTTGAGCAAGTTCTTGAAGCATATCAATGGGCTATCGAAAATGGTATCGCAAAGGAAGTTGCCCGCGCAGTTCTCCCCGAAGGTCTTACCATGTCACGAATGTATATGAGCGGAACCTTGCGCTCATGGATTCACTATATACAACTCCGAAGCGGCAACGGCACTCAAAAGGAACACATGGAAATTGCGAAAGAGTGTGCAAAAGTTATCGCAGAGGTATTTCCACTTTCAACGCAATTTATCGCAACAGAATAACAAGGAGCAGATGATGACAACTAGACTTCCCAGTATCTATCAAGACTTCATACACATTTCACGATATGCTAGATTTAACTATGAAATAGGTCGCCGTGAAACTTATGAGGAAACCGTTGATAGATACATCAATTTTTTCAAAGATAAGACTAACAACAATAAACATGTTCCATGGGAAGAATTGCGTTCAGCAATTTTAAATTTGGAGGTCATGCCATCGATGCGCTGCTTGATGACTGCTGGTCCCGCATTGGAAAAAGATCAAGTTGCTGGTTACAATTGTTCATACATCGCAATCGACAGCCCAAAAGCATTCGATGAAGTGATGTATATTTTGATGTGTGGAACTGGTGTTGGTTTCTCTGTAGAATCCAAGTACACAAACAAACTCCCAGAAGTACCAGAAGAACTTCATGAGACGGACACCACTGTAGTCGTGGCTGATAGTAAAATCGGGTGGGCTTCAGCATACCGCGAGATCGTTTCTCTATTGTACTCTGGAAAAATTCCAAAGTGGGATGTCAGCAAGGTTCGTCCAGCGGGTGAACGTCTAAAGACATTCGGCGGTCGCGCTTCTGGTCCAGAGCCACTGATTGATCTCATTAAATTTACCATCAACATTTTTACAAAAGCACGCGGCAGAAAACTGTCAACATTGGAATGTCATGATATCGTCTGTAAGATTGCAGATATTGTTGTGTGCGGCGGCGTCCGTCGCTCTGCCCTGATCTCTCTCACCGATCTCAATGACGACCATTTGCGTCATGCAAAGTCGGGTGAATGGTGGACACATAACGGTCAACGCGCACTCGCAAACATTTCAGCGGTGTATGATAAGCGTGTTGATATGGACACGTTCATGAACGAATGGCACGCTCTATACATGAGCAAGTCTGGTGAACGTGGTATTTTCTCGCGTGCTGCTTCACAGGCTGTTGCAGCCAAGAACGGTCGCCGCGATCCAAAGCATGACTTTGGCACCAATCCTTGTTCTGAAATTATTTTGCGTCCATTTGAATTCTGTAATCTTTCTGAGATTGTTGTGCGTGCATCGGATGACGTTCAATCATTGAAGCGCAAGGCTCGCCTCGCTACAATCATTGGCACGCTTCAATCGACGCTGACAGACTTTCGATACATCAACAAGCGTTGGAAGAACAACTGCGATGAAGAGCGTCTGCTGGGTGTTTCACTCACGGGTATCTGTGACAACAAGTTGCTGAACAAGCCATCTCAGAAACTTGCGGATGCATTGGACGAGATTCGTCTACATTGCGTTGAAACGAATAAGGAATTCGCAGATGTTCTCGGCATTCCACAATCTGCTGCAATCACGTGCGTCAAACCTTCTGGTACGGTTTCACAGTTGGTCGATTCTGCATCGGGCATTCACCCACGTTATGCTCAGTACTATATCCGTCGCGTAAGAGCAGATATGAAGGATCCACTCGCGCAGTTTATGATTGACAAGGGATACAAGGCTGAAGAAGATTTCTACAGCAAGTCAAACTGGGTATTCTCATTCCCAATGAAGGCACCAAAGAACTCCGTCACTCGCAATGACATGACTGCGATTGAACAGTTGGAACTTTGGAAGACGTATCAGGATCATTGGTGTGAGCATAAGCCATCTATCACCGTGTATGTTGGCGACGACGAGTGGATGGAAGTTGGCGCATGGGTATACAAGAACATCTCGATTCTATCTGGTGTTTCTTTCCTCCCGCGTGACAATGGTTCATACCGTCAAGCGCCATACGAAGAAATCGATGAAGCCAAGTACAATGAACTTCTAGCATCTCAGAACCTAGATATTAATTGGACTGAGTTTATGGAAGAAACTGACACTACAACGTCAGCAAAAGAACTTGCCTGTACTGCGGGTGGATGTGAACTTTAATATTATAGGTATTGCTTATGGATAATCTTGCGAAATATGTATTGCAAAATGGTGGAAGAATAACCCCGTTAATAATCCCTTCGAATTTAACTAATGGGACGGGGTTGTTCAATCCATCTGTATATAATGATGTTGAAACGAATTCGCTATTAGTAAATGTCAGACACTGCCAATATACTCTATATCATGCAGAGAAAGGCATTTACGAACACGAATACGGTCCACTGGTGTACTTGAACCCAGAGAATGACATCACTCTCACTACTAAAAATTATCTATGCACTGTCAATTCTAATTTGATGATTGATACATTCAGTGCCATAGATACATCGACACACGATGTCAAGCCTCTCTGGGAATTCATTGGTCTTGAGGACGTTCGATTGGTTCGCTGGGAAGGCAAATTGTATGCTACTGGTGTTCGAAGGGATACCACAACAAACGGTCAGGGTCGGATGGAATTGTCTGAGATTAGTGTTGTTGATGGCGTAGCAAAAGAAATTTCAAGATTTCGAATTCCATCCCCAGGAAAAAATGACTCTTATTGCGAAAAAAATTGGATGCCCGTCGTCGATATGCCATATCACTATGTGAAGTGGTGCAATCCAACAGAAGTTGTAAAAGTCGATCCCGAAAATAAGACCTGCACCACAGTCCATCTGGACCAAAGTAAATACATCGTTAAGCCATATGACTTTAGAGGCGGCAGTCAAGTGATCTCTTATGGTGACCACAGAATCGCCTTAACTCACACGGCAAACCTTTACAAGAGTGAGGCTGGCAGAAAGAATGCTAGATATAGACATGCATTCGTGGTTTGGGATAAAGATTGGAATGTTATCAAGATGGGTGAGCCGTTTGATTTTATGGCTGCTGAGATAGAATTTTGTGCTGGTATGACAGAGTACAACGGTAATATAATCATCTCATTCGGATTCCAAGACAACGCGGCGTATCTTCTTGAGATTCCAAAAAACATCTTTCAAAATATAGTGTATGGATAATTTTGATTTCATAATCAACCAATATTTGAATGATCCAGAAAACCCCGAGTTCAATTATGAACTCGGGTCTTTTTACTATTCTATCGGGCAGACTGCAGCCGCGCTATCTTATTATCTTCGAGCAGCCGAAAGAACATCCGATAAGTTGTTGGCATACGAGTGTCTACTCTATATCGGGCTGTGTTTCGATAAGCAGGGCAATAGAAAGTTCAGTGCCACTGGCGCGTATAAACATGCAATCTGTCTATTACCAAACAGACAAGAAGCATATTATCTAATCAGCAATTTGAACAGAAGACATGATCAATATGTCGATGCGTACATATATGCGGAACTAGGTTTAAAGGCAAACAATCTATCTGATTTCAATTACATCAAGACTGATGTTCCATTTAATGGCGCTAGATCATTTATTTTTGAGTTGATGATTTCTTCTTGGTGGTGGGGAAAGCACGTGGAATGTAAGAACCACTTAACTTTCCTCGTCGATAACCATTGGAGCGAGTTGAATGACTCGGAAAAAAGTACTATCCGCGAATACTATAAAAAGTATGATCCACTATCCTTCAATAGAAAGATTTCAAAGATGATAAACAGCGATAATACTTTTGCTTTTAATCCAAATAGTCGAAATAGAGTTTGGGTTGTCGATGACTTCTACGCAAATCCAATAGCCATAAGAGAGTTCGCGCTGAAGCAGGAATACATAGAAGGTGGGTTCGGTCGCGGTTACATTGGCCGAAGAACTTCTAAGCAGTTTCTGTTTGATGGTCTGAAAGAGCAGTTTGAAGATGTCATGGGTAGAAAAATCACACGATGGCAAGAATATGATATGAATGGCAGATTTCAAATTGCTTGGGCGGGAGAAGCATTAGTCTATCATTGCGATCTTCAGAAATGGGCTGGCATGATTTATCTGACACCAGAAGCACCATTTGAAACTGGGACTACTCTATATGCCCATAAAAAAACTAGAGTTAGAGATTACCATGATCCTAATTGGAAACAAGTTTGGCCCACAGATGAAAAGACTCATCTAGATAGAACACCATTCCAGCCCGTCGATGTTTTGGGTAATGTGTTTAATCGATTGGTCATTTTTGATGCCAGTAGCATCCATTCTGCCAGCGAATATTTTGGACAAGACAGAACAGATGGTCGATTGTGGCAAATGTTTTTCTTTGATTAAAACGGGAGGAATACCATGCGCAAGTGGATATGGAGAACGTTCGGTTTATTTTTTGTTGGGTGTGCGTATATTGGGGCGATTGTGCCAGGGATTCCGACGACGACTTTCGTTGCGTTGGCTTTATGGTGCTTCGCCAAGGGTTCACCTGAACTGCACGCATGGCTATATAATCACTCAGTGTTCGGACCTTATATCCAAGACTGGACTCAAAAAAGAATTTATCCGACTAGAGCAAAGTATATAATGCTCGTTTGTTGTTTAGCCAGTTATTCATGGCTTCTATATATTGGCATGAAATTGGCTGGGCTTATTTCGGTTGGCGTCTTTATGATCTTTTGGCTTGTTTGGGCTTGGAGATATCCAGGGTCGCATGAGGAATATGATCGTCGAGTTGCTTTGGGTAAAAAAATTGGATGGTTGAAATAATTTATGATTGAACAATCTATACAGAATTCGTTGAATAGTTATTTGATGGACACAGAAAATCCAGAACTTAATTATTCTTTGGCTAGGTTATACTATGGCGCTAATCAGACTGCGGCAGCATTGTCGTTTTTTCTAAGAGCGGCAGAGAGAACATCAGATAAAAATTTGGCATATGAGTGTCTTTTGATGATAGGTCATTGTTTTGAGAAACCTAAAAACAGAACCAATTCGGTTCGAGGCGCTTTCTATCAAGCCATGATGTTACTGCCAAATAGACCAGAAGCATATTTTCTACTAGCAAGAACTCATGAAAAGAGTCAAAGTTATGTTTCTGGATATACGACTGCCGAAGTTGGGCTGCAATTTGCAGACTTTACACTGCCACCTTTGAGAGGCGATGTCGAATACGTTGGAAAGTATGGTTTGATTTTCGAGAAAGCCGTGTGTGCTTGGTGGTGGGGTAAGTCCGCCGAATCTAGAAAACTATTTCACACCTTAGCCGATGATTATGTTGATCAATTGGATGAGTCTCACTATAAAGCACTACAAATAAATTTGACTAATTTAGGGAGCGGTCCAGAAAGCCAAGCATTTCGTTATTACGATCAAGCGAAACACGATCAACTGAGATATAAATTTGAAGGTTCTGATAAAATTAAAAGATCGTATTCTCAAGTTTTTCAGGACATATTTGTTCTATCGATGACGAAAGGAAAAAGAAATGGTACATATTTGGAGATAGGTAGCGCAAGCCCGTATTTCGGTAACAATACTGCGTTACTGGAAACTGAATATGGTTGGACTGGTTTGGGTATAGAATATAAGCAAGAATTGGTCGATGAATATAAGAAGCATAGGAAAAACCCAGTTCTAATGTCCGATGCTACGCAGGTTAATTATGTGAAATTGTTGAAGGATTTGTCATCTAATGGTGTGGTGGATTACTTGCAATTAGATTGCGAACCTAGCAAAGTTACATTTGAAATTCTATTGAAGATTCCGTTCGACCAATTTAAGTTTGGTGTCATAACATATGAGCACGACTATTATGTTGATATCACACGAAGTTATCGTGAGAAGTCGCGCAAATACCTGCGAGCAATGGGTTATGAATTAGTCGTGAGTGATGTGTCTCCAGACGGAATTTCAACCTTCGAGGATTGGTGGGTGCACCCAGATCTGATCGATAAAGATGTGATAGAAAAAATGAAAGACCTAAATGGCATAAAACAGATCGAGAAATATTTCTATATAAAGTAAAATTTCTATGAGAAATTGCTATGCGCAAATTCCCAAACATCAAAACTCTATGGATCATCTTCAGATTCATCTGGAAGTATAAAGGCATTTATCGTGCTTTATGCGCAATGCCGCATCAATTTCAACGCCTATATAGAAAGTAGGCTTTTATTAAGGAGAGTCTGATATGTCAGATCTAAAACTAACGTGTGATAACTGTGGCTCGCATTTCACGCTATCTTTCGACGAAGATGAAGTCAGTTATACCCCGAGCCATTGCCCGTTCTGTGGCGATTTTTACGACAACGAAAACGAAGAACTAGATTTTAATGACGAAGAAGAAGATCCATTCTTCGACGACGAGAGCGATGCAGACGAAGATGACAACAGTAATCGTCGGCATTGATTACTCGCTGACTTCTCCGTGTGTTTGCGTCTCTCGTGATAAGACATTTTCCAATTCGTATTTCTATTTCCTGAACGACAGAAAATCAGTACAAGGAAAATTTCATAATATTTTGGGCGAAGCCCATGAGGAATATCTAACAGACCAAGAGCGATATGAAAACATCGCTTCTTGGGTTCTCACAATCCTTGCTGATTTCGATAAGAAAGATCTATTGATTATGATTGAGGACTACTCTTTTGGATCAAAGGGTAAAGTTTTCAACCTCGCCGAGAACTGCGGCATATTAAAGTATCTGCTCCATAAAAATGGATACAAGTTTTTCACCGTTCCCCCAACCGTTGTAAAGAAGTTTGCCACGGGTAAGGGTAACGCGACCAAAGAAAAAATGTACGAAGCCTTTGTAAAAGATACTTTTGTAGATTTACATAGTATAATAAGCCCTACAACAAAACTCGGTTCACCCACAACTGATATCGTTGACGCTTGGTACATCGCAAGATATATGATCGAGCATCAAGCGAAAAAAGAAAAAGCATAGGAGCATAGGATGGCAAACGAATACGATAATTGTGATGGAGCATTATGGTATGTTGATTTGACACAAGATAAACCTAACAGAGAAGTAGAATCTACAATCTATAGATATGAAGATCGACAAATAAAGCCAGATGAACTTGGATACAAGTATCATGTGCTGACTTACAAAGAAGACCGAAGTGAAGTTGAATTTTTGTCCGCGTACATCGGCGATGTTAAGCATTTTATCTGTAACCATGCCCGCGCTGGATACAATGGACTGATGGTTAAAAATAAAACTATTCCTAAGAAAGACATTAAAGAGATGTTTAAGCAGATCTTGACTAATTGGCAGTTTTCAGATAAAATTATTAGGTCTATTGTTAAGCAAGTTTGAGGGTACACTATGAACGTTTTTACTCGTGATGGATTGGTTGACATGCTTCGTCATAACATTGTGGATGTGACGTTTACCAAAGTGAACGGCGATGAGCGAATCATGCGCTGCACTTTGCGTAGTGACTTGGTTCCCAGTTCTGTTAAGAATAACGGTGAGGTTGTTGCGGAACAGAATCAGAGTAGCAACAACGTCTCTGTCTGGGATGTTGAGAAGAATGGATGGCGGTCGTTCCGTGTGGAGAATGTAAAGTCTATTTCAATGGGGTAAAAATGGCTAGCGAAGACCAGAAAATTCGTCGATCAAAGCGAATGGCAAATACTGAAACGCATATCAAGAAACAGGTGAAGATCGCTAGGGGTGCTGGTATAAAAGTGAAAGAGAAACATCGTTATGCTAAACAGCGTGCTTTGGATTGCGGTGTCCCCCGTTGCCCGATATGCGATATACACCACACACCCAAACGCCAGAAAACTCTTCAAGAATTAAAGTTTCTTGAAACTGAAAAATACTAAATAGCAACACTCGCCTCAACCTTTCGGTGTAGAGGTCATGCGTACTACGCTGAGTCTTATAGGATCCCGCTAGAGAAGTACAATCTAGCACCCACTGCGCAGTGGGGGGAAAGATGAACCGAACCTTCTATGATTCTACAACCAAAAACAAAACACGGTCTACAGTTTCTCCAACTGTACGGAAACGAATGGGTCTTGATTCGTAAGCAGGACTCATACTACGCTGCTAAAAGATCGGGGCCATGGGGATTCATCCAACAGATAGATGGATTGAAGACTTTTTTTCTGCATCTAACAGACGATCCCCATCTTTTAATACAACGGTAATAATTTGCATCCTATATAATGATTCTATCCCTAGGAGTCTATAATGCAATACAAATCGATCTTTATCTCTGACATCCATCTTGGATCTAGGGGATGTAAAGCGGATTTGTTATGCGATTTTTTGAAAAATAATTCTTGCAAAAATTTGTACCTTGTTGGCGATATTATTGACGGATGGCGATTGAAACAGAAGTTCTATTGGCCACAATCTCATACTGATGTGGTTCGTAAAATCCTGAAGGCTGCGAAAAACGACACTAAAGTAACTTATATTGTTGGGAATCATGATGATGCATTTCGTGATTTGCTACCATTTGACATAAATTTCGGAAACATAAAATTGGTCAATCAATGCCGCCATATCGGCGTAGATGGTAACACTTATATTGTAATACACGGTGATTTATTTGATGGTGTTTTGAGAACAAAACTACAGTGGCTATACCATTTAGGGGATGTCTTGTATGACATTCTTCTGAAAATTAATACTGTTGTTAGTAAAGTCCGTGGTTGGTTAAATTTGCCGCACTGGAGTTTGAGTCAATATCTCAAAAATAAAACCAAAGAAGCACTATCATACGTCAATAATTTTGAAGAGTTGATCACAGATTATTGTAAAAAACAAAAAGCCGATGGAATCATTTGTGGGCACGTTCATCGGGCTGAGATTAAAAATGTTAACGGTATCATTTATATGAATGATGGAGACTGGGTAGAATCGATGAGTGCATTAGTGGAGCATTTAAATGGAGAATGGGAGATTTTACGATGGCACGCACAAAAATAATCTTAATTACGGATGCATGGGAACCACAAGTTAATGGGGTGGTGACAACATATAAGAACATCATAAAAAATTTACCAGCGAACGTCACAATAGATGTAATTCATCCTGGGCAATTTTCTTCAATAAAATTCCCTTTTTATAAAGAAGTTCCTATATCTTTATGTTCTTATAGTAAAATGTTAGATTTGATTGAGACTAAAGATATCTATTGGCACAATCAGGGTTATGATACAAAATACCATATTGCCACGGAAGGTATTCTTGGTCTACAAGCCAAAAGAGTTCTTGAAAAACTTGGAATTAAGTACACGACTGCATACCATACAAAATTCCCCGAATTCTTCAAAGAAATATACGGAATTCCAGTTTCTTGGACAAAATGGTATTTTGATTGGTTTCATAAGAATGCAAAATATGTGATGTGCTCCTCAAAATCTAGTGCTAAAGAAAACCCAAAATGGAACTCAGTCGTTTTAAGTAAGGGATATGATTCTCATTTTCAATTCAATGATAGATATAACGATAACAAGGTTGTTCTGTTATACGTTGGTCGCGTCAGCAAAGAAAAAAATATAGACTTATTTTGCGAACTAGATGTTTCTGGTTGCGTTTTTCCATTAACAGAAGTTGTCAAAATTGTTGTTGGTGATGGTCCATACAAAAATAAGTTGCAAAAAAAATACCCAAATGTTCGTTTCGTTGGATATAAATTTGGTGAATCTCTTGCACAATATTATCAATCTGCAGATGTATTAGTTTTCCCGAGCAGAGTAGACACATATGGGATAGTCATTCTCGAAGCGATGGCATGTGGAACACCAGTTGCCGCTTACCCAGTAACAGGACCAATTGACCAAATACAAAACGGTGTGAATGGATTTACCGATGAGGATTTATCAACAGCGATCTGTTTCGCTCTGAACGTTGATCGCGGCACAACGTATTTAAGCGTCAAAAATATAAACTGGAAGAAATCGGCAGAAAACTTCACAGAATACGTTACAAATTAACATTGCGTAAGTTATTGATTTTATTAGAGTTTTTCCTGTTGCGTTTTTAGCAAGAATCAGGCATAATATTCTTATAGTGATTAACAAGGTAGGTAAATAATCATGCCTCGTGGAGTCCCCAAGAATGGTTTCCGTATGACCCGCAAGCGTCTCGGAATTGCCAACACTAGCGGTAAGACCTTTGTTGTCCCCAACATGGGGCAGAATCTGCCTCAGTTTTTCCCTCCCGCCAAAGTAGAGACGGTTTCTGAAATTGAAGCCAAACTCAAGGATCGATTTGAGGCTCTTGAGATTATGTCTGAGGCGACGGGCTGCGGCGTCAATCGTGCTCTGATCGTTTCTGGTCCCGCTGGCCTCGGTAAGTCTTTTACTGTCGAGCAAAAGATGGCTGAACTCGAAAAGAAGGGCCACAACATCACCTACATCAAGGGTTATGTTCGTCCGCTTGCCCTGTACAAGTTGCTGTACGAAAACCGTCAGCCGAAGTCTGTGATTGTGTTCGACGACTCGGACTCGGTGTTCTACGATGACGTTAGCATGAACTTGTTGAAGGGTGCGTGTGACTCGACCGACCGTCGCGTTCTGCACTGGCTCTCGCGCTCTCTTGAGCGCGAGGAAGGTCAGGATGGTGAAAGCATCCCCGAGAAGTTTGCGTTTGAAGGTTCAATCATCTTCATCACGAACTATGACTTCGACGCGATGATCGCTTCGGGCAACAAGTTGGCTCCGCACTTCGAGGCTCTTGTTTCTCGCTCGCACTATCTTGATCTTGCGATGAAGACGAAGATGGATTACATTGTCCGCATCAAGCAGGTCGTGCGTGCTGGCATGTTGCGCAAGAATGGTATGGATGAATCGGAGACGATTCTGATCCTGCAGTTCATCGAAAACAACATGGATCGGCTGCGCGAGTTGTCTCTGCGTATGGTCCTGAAGATTTCCACTCTGTATAAGATGGATAAGGTAAACTGGCAGAAGTTGGCGAAGCAGACCTGCTTCCGTAACGCTGCTTAATGGGAGTTGAAGAATGAGACCAAAAATTTGGAAAATTTGGATCCCCGCTGTGACCAGTGTAGCAACCTCAAAATATATTAAGTTTGTTCGAAAGAGCGACTATGACAAACTGGCCAAAGAACTTATTGAACTAAAGAAGACACTGGAGTTCAAATAATGAACGAACGAATTAAACAACTTACTGAACATGCTATCAAGTCTGTTGATATTGTCACTGGCAACGAACTATTGGACGATGAATTGGCTAAAATGTATATTCCAGATTGCTTTGTTGAAAAATTTACCGAGTTGATTGTGAAGGAATGTGCTGATGTTTGTATCAATGAAAATGTTTCTATTCTTGATTTGAACGTGATTCGTGAATCTTGTAAATTTACTTTGCAGGACTTGACTACAAAATCATGCGGCGAGAATCTAGCAAAAAGAATTAAAGAACATTTTGGAGTTGAGTGATGAAAAAATGGACTCATTGGGTATTCTGTGAAGAAACAAAATTAGTGTGGCATTCTGGAAAATATCTTGCAGTAAAAGCCGTTCAAGATAACGGTGTCTGGCGGCTGTGCGAGAGAAATATTCCAGGAACGGAGTATGGAATGAAATTGTCTGTAGTTGCGAGTATAAGCAAAGAGGAATGGGAGCAATGCCCACCATGGGCACCATGGGTATCTAAAATGATTTGGAGTTGAAGAATGAACGAACTAATTAAAAAACTGGTCTCACAATGTGATATTGAGATTGGTAGTTATGAATATGGTAGCCGTAGAGAGTTTGACTATGAGAAGTTCGCCGAATTGCTCATCAAGGATGTGTTGTCTGAATTGGAGCGTGAGCGCGGATACTATGCTGAGCCGTCTACATACCAAGACATAGAATACTACATCCGATGCGCAGCGAAAGAAGAAATCTTGGCTGAGTTGATAGGAACATTCAAGATCCAGTACGGAGTTGAATAACATGATAGATCTAAATTTTTCAATCAGCAATCCTTGGTATAAGTACCAGCAGCATCGTTCTTATTTCTACAACGCATGGCGTTTGTTCAAGAACAAAGCATTCGAAGTACAGGTAGAAAATGGCATTGATGAACTGCTAGGATTTTCATTCAATTGGACTATAAGAAATAACCACGCTGGAGTGCGCATCAGATTGTATTTTTTGCATAGGTTTATCTTCGTAACTTTCTATGACATCCGCCATTGGAACCACGAAGAGAGCAAATACTTGGATTACAGCCCAGAAGAACTCAAGAAACTTGAGAAGAATTGGCGCAGCGAATACCGATAGGCGCTCTTGATTGATTGCTTTAAATATTGCTTGACTTTTAATTCTTGCTGAGGCATAATATTTTCTATGGCAAAGTTCATACCAAAGGTTGTTCCCGAACCCATCTGGGAAAAGCAGACTGAGCCTTGCAGCCAGTTTAATCTCGTCCACGCATTTCAATGGTACAATCAAAACAAGCAATCGGCTGATGCTCGTAAGTATCTGGTCGATTATCTGTTGTCAAATAACCAATTGACCGCACCACAGAAGCGGGCGGCGGAACATCTGAGTTTGTCTTGGAATATCGTTGACGGTTGGCTGGCTCGCTGCATCACTCGTGGCGCAAATGTGCCGCAAAATACTCTGGACAATTTCCAGTTGCGGCTGGTTGAATTCCATGCGCGGCTTAATCAAATTGTTCGTGAAAAGAATCTCGACACACCCGTGGATCGAGATTCTAACAATGTCATCTCGATTCAAGAGCGAATGCAAGGAAAAGTCGATTATTTCATCATGCAACTTGAAGCCAAGTTTGACGAGGTTTGGCACAGGGGTTCCGAGGAAAACTTCGTTCCTTATACTTGGATGGTTGAGAACGAAGTGAAGCCTATGCACGCTACAAAGATCGCGGAATACTTCAAGAAGCGAGCATCCGATTGGATCGCAGACATTGAATCTAAGGATGAATATGTGCGCGAGTCCTACCCGCGTCCTCGCAAAGAAATGATCGAGGCTGCGAAGTTTTTCGGTCTTGTTGCAACCGATGCTGAGAAACTTGCTTCGAACAAGAGTGCTGCACGCAAGCCTCGCAAGAAGAAGCCTATCTCCTTCGAAAAGAAGATCAAGAACCTCAAGTACAAGAAGGACGATATCGATAACAAGTTGGTCTCAATTGACCCCGTGAAGATCGTGGGTGCTGAGAAGTTGTGGGTTTACAACGTTAAGACCCGCAAACTGGGCGTCTATGTGGCAGCAGATGCTGCTGGTTTGGATGTCAAAGGCTCATCTATCTTGAATTATAAATATGGTGAATCGGTGAGCAAAACTCTCCGAAAGCCAAAGGATGTGTTGTCTAGAGTCTTGGATGGTGGAAAGGTCGTTCTCCGTAAGGTCATGAGCGAAATCAATTCCAAGGCTGTTGAAATGAGCGGCAGAATCAACGGGGATACAGTTCTTCTACGTGTAGAATAGGGTTCTAATGATTGCAGTCACCAGCAATTACCTAACGTCCAAAGATATTGCGATGGTTCGCAAGTACGCACGATTTGTTCTGGATCGACTGGTTCGCCGTGGAATCCAGAACAAGTCGCGTGTCACCATCAAGGTTCTTGGCGAACAAGAAATCAAAGACGCCGCAGATCTTCTTGATTTGAAGAAGTACAAGGCGTGGGTGACGTATGATGGATTGGACGAATTGAACAAAAAGAAATTTACTGTTGTCCTAAATTACAGGCGTATCAATCTAAAGGGCAAGAAACCTCAGACAAGACTGAAGCAATTGTTGATTGATCTCGGTCATGAGATGGTACACGTATCCCAATATTTGAATAACGAAATTTTTGACTATGTAAATGGCGACGTTCGTTTTAAGGGAACGCTATATGACGCATCTCACCATCAGGAAGAGGAGAAGTATTACTTCTCTCCGTGGGAAGTTGCAGCGTATGGAATGGAATACGGTTTGTACAAGATCTTTTGCAACAAATTAAAAGAAGAACAAAAATGAACAATTCTATTCGCACTTTTAGACAATTCATTCAAGAAAGTGAACGCTCGCCTGGAAAACATGTAATATTTTTGGGCGGTCCGCCAGGGGGCGGTAAGAATACAATCGCAAAGCCACTGCGTGGTATGGGATTCCGTGTAATAGATTCGGATGATGCATTTGAACATCTCATGAGAAAACATGGCTTGAACATGAAGATGCCACAGGAAGAAGAAGCGCAACGTAATGTGTTGAGGGATCGCGCTAAAAAAGTGACTCAAAGAAAAATGCGCGAGGCTATAAATCGCGGAGATCCAGTCGTTGTTAATGGAACCAGTCGCGACCCAGAAGAAATACACAACACCAAAAGATATCTGGAATCCTTGGGTTACGCTACACACATGGTAATGGTGCATGTTGATAACGAGACATCAAGACAGAGAAATATTTCTCGTGGACAGCGCGGCGGTAGAACTGTACCAGAACATATAAGAAACAAAATTTGGAACGATGTTAACGATTCAAGAGGACACTACAAGAAGATGTTTGGAGAAAATTATCACGAACTTGACAACTCTATCGATCACAAAACTGCAACCGATCAGCAGCATCAAGAGTTGAACAACAACATAAATTCATTGGTAAATCATTTCGAGAAGACAACTCTGAAAGAAAACCAAGAAGTAACGACAACCAAAAAATACAAACACTACGATCCAGAAGAATGGCACGAAGCAACTCTGAAGGATGAGTACTACGACATCATGGGCACTTTTTAACACAGGAGCAGTTGAGTAAATAAAATGGCAACGAAGAAGAAGCATGAGTTCCGTGACCGCGATTACAGTCGGAACAGCGAAGGATTGAAGCAGCGTCGTTTGAAAGAAGAGACTCGCTGGAAATTCAACCCCAACCAAGAGACCGCTGATGATCTCTTGGAAGAAGAAGATTGGTCTCATGATTGGGAGCAGGACAGCCGCTGAACGTCTCTGGGCGGCTCTCGCTATATACCCCTACCCTTATCCCCACCCCATATAGAACCGCTCTATCGGCTTTCTCCTCGGCGAGAGCGCGATGGCGTAAGTCATTGATTCTGTTAGAGTTTTTCCTATTGCGTTTTGCACCGAAAAAGGCGATAATGGTGATATTATGATATTCCTTCAAGGTAAAACCCAAAAGGGTAAAAACAGGGTGCGGGAACTCGGAACTGAGTGGAAAGTTCTGGATACTCGCGACAGTGTGGCCTTCAGTTCCGACAGTGGTCCTTGGGTTAGGGTTGCGCCTGTTAGCGGCGGCGTCGATAAAGATCGATGGATTCACCTGACCAAAGACAAGGATTTTTCTGTCACCGTAACTGATTGATTCTATTCGGGTTTTTGGTGTTGCGTTTTTTTCCGAAATGCGCGATACTAACTATATCGAAACGCGGTTAAGGAGTTTTAAATGACGACTCAGTATACCTTCGACGAAGATATTCTCTCAGACCTCTACAAGGACGCTTATGGTTTCCGTCCTCGCGAAGAATTCTGGTCTGGCTGGAATCTTGCCACTGCTGACAAAAAGCAGCAGATTTGGGACAGTCTCATTGCCACGGCTGAGTCTGAGGCTGCTCGTGAGCGAGAACAGCAACTCGCAGCCGAGGCTTCGGTTGAGGGGCGCATCGAGTCGATGATGCAGACCGTTCGTGGCTGCACTCGTGAGGACGCTCTGCGTTACCTCCATGATGCGTATGACACCAGCGGCAGCGTCGAGCATCTTGAGTATTGCCTCGGTGTTCGCTATGGTTATCTTTCTGGTTCTGTGAGGGCGGATTACTAATGGACATTCAAAAGATTCGTGAAATTCAAAACGACATCCGTACACTTCAGGCGAGGTTGGATGTGATTCTCGCTCGCGAAACTGACACTGCACCGAAGGTTATGCCCGAATACGATCTCGACATCGCACTGACGATGTATGCTGATCATCTGAAGGCAGACTACAACAAGTGGAATAAAAACGTTCACAACAACAAGTTTGATGTGACATTCGACCGTGGTCGCAAGTTCATCAGGGTTGTGAAGACTTCTTGGGGTTCGACTTCGGTGCACAGTTTCATTTGTATTCAGCCGCACGGCAAGTTTCAGTTTGGTGACATTCTGAAGGCTGCTGGTTGGGCTGCACCCGCGAAGAATTTTGCTCGCGGTAATGTGCTAGATCCGAGTTCTTATGTTGACCACAAGTGGACGGGTGCTTAAGATGCAAAACGTGGTCTATATCGTCATGAAAAACGGTAAGGTTGATGGTGTGTTCAGCAACCGAGAGGCTGCAGAACTTCACAGAAATCTTGTAAAGAAGTGGTGTCTCACAGAGATTCTGGAAAAAGAAGTCTGGGGAATTTAAAAGGAGATATATTATGCGTAATCTTGTTATTCAACGCCTTGCGGCTCTCATCGAAGATTCTGGCGGTGAAGGCATTCCTCGTTACTTTGACTGTGATGAGTACATCGTGAACAGTGAGGAACTCGACGAAATGTCAGATGAAGACTTGCTAGAGGCACTTGAAGCCAGCATCGGATTTAACGGTTGACTTTAAAGGAGCGATTGAAATGGGAACACGTTCACTAAGAACAAGTGTTAAACAAACTAGGAGTTGAGATATGATTTCTGAGAAAAAGAGAATGCAGATAGCCAATATCTGTTATGCTAATGTAGCGGGCCAGTTTGCCATGTTTAATAATCCCAAGTATCGTGGTCCTACCTTTACCTGGGATCGGTTCCCTGATGATTGCGAAAGACTTGCAGATACGTGGATGATGATCGCTCACGTTCGCGGTGACAAAGAAACCATTAATCAAACAGCCAAAACTTTTGCCAAAGAAATTGCCGAAATTTTGGTTAGACGAATGAGGGATTGAAATGCGTAAACTTGCTACTATTCGGAAAATAGATAACATCAACCCCATCGCGGGTGCTGATGCGATTGAATGTGCCACCATTGGTGGATGGTCTGTGGTCGTCAAGAAGGGCGAATATGCTGTCGGCGATCTTGTCGTCTACTGCGAGATCGACAGTTGGATCCCCGATGCTCTTGCTCCCTTTCTCAGTAAGGGGCGTGAACCCAGAGAATACAATGGTGTCAAGGGTGAGCGTCTGCGCACCGTTCGACTGCGGGGGCAGTTGAGTCAAGGGCTTCTTCTTCCGACCGCTGTTTTGGGGCAACAGGAACTTCCTCTCACCGAGGGTTCTGATGTCACCGAATTGCTCGGTATTCAAAAGTATGAGCCACCGATTCCTGCCCAGTTGGCTGGAGAGGTCTGTGGCATGTTTCCCAGCATTGTTCGCAAGACTGATCAAGAACGTATACAGAATCTTGTCAACGAACTTGCCGAGTGGAGCAAGAGCGATGCACCATGGGAATTGACTGAAAAATTGGATGGTACAAGTTGCACTTTCTATCTGGATGCTGACAACGACCTCCATGCATGCAGCCGTAATCTCGATTTGAGGTATAATCCCGATGTGACCTATTGGAAGATCGCCGACCGTTATGAGATTCAGTCCAAGATGAGATCTCGCGAAATGTGGGGTCTTGCCATTCAGGGTGAATTGATCGGTGAGGGTATCCAAGGGAACCACTACAATCTCAAGGGCCAAGACTTCTTTGTCTTTGATATTTACGACGCTATTGATGGGGCATACCTTGCGCCAGAACGCCGCCGACAGGTTGTAAAGGAATTGGGTCTAAACCACGTTCCTGTCATTTCTTCCGACCAAGATCTCAAGGGTGCATTTGATGTTGCTACCGTGTTGTCGTGGGCTGAAGATAAGAGCAGACTGAACAATAATGTTGAACGCGAGGGATTGGTGTTTAAGCGTAATGATGGCGGTGCGTCTTTCAAGAGCATCAGCAATCGGTGGCTGCTGAAGACGGGTGGATGATAGAGGATTGAATAATGGGCACCAACTATTATGTTGCCGAAAACATTTGCGAATGCTGCAAGCGTTATGATGACAAGTACCACATTGGTAAATCTTCTTGGGGATGGGCATTCTCATTCCGTGGGTACAAATATGGTGGTCTGACCACTTGGCAAAAGTGGAAGGACTATCTGAAAGACAAAAAGATTTACAATGAGTATCGTGAACCTGTTGACTATAATTGGTTTGTAGAGTATATTGAGACCGAGAAGGCACCACACTATGTTCGATATGATGGTCACAAAAATTTGGTGCACAACGAAGAAGGTCGCAAGGAAGGTTGGTTCAATCCCGAATATGATTGGGATGACCCAGAAGGTTACAGTTTCAATTCAAGAGAGTTTTCGTAATGTCATTATATAACATGCTTTTTGGAATGAATCCAGACAGTGATATGCTGTTGGAAATGTTGGGTAAGACTCGTGCCGACTTTGGTCGATTCCGTAATGTCTACATGGAGAATGGATACATCGTTGTCCACACTCGCAATGGTGGTGGTAACCGTGAAGAATACGAAGATGTTTTTGAAGAAATGTCGCGGCATCCGTGGTATAGCCATGATCGAGACAATGATTTTGACTACACCTACGCCGATATTTTCTTCAAGGTTCCAGACAATATCGATGTTGAACAGTTTGATTCGGGTATGAATCCACAAGAACAGTGGGATATTTTATTTGAATCGTTGAGAACGAGGAAGTAAGTAATGTCATATGAAAGCGCATTAGAAGCAGCGGGTGCTGCGGTTCTTCAGTATAAGTCATTCGGCTCATACCAAGGTGAGTGGGTTGCCCTTGTCGACTACAAGGGTGAGCGTGGTTGGGTGCAAGGTTCATACGGATCCTGCTCTCACTGCGATGCCTTTGAAGCAGAGTTTGGTTGGGATGCCGATGAGCAAAACGACTATCAACAGCGTCTTGCCTCTTTTGGCGAATCGCATTTGGGTGGATTGGAAACAACTGAGCAAGTTGCTGAATATTTTGATCGCAATGCTGAATGGGATTCTGAATCCGAAGAAGCCGCAAAGTGGATTCGTGAAACCGCTGTGCGGTATGGGGTGATGAACAAACAAGAATATATTAGACATCTGGCTGTGCGGTCTGGGATTGATGATGTTTTAGTTCCCAAAGATGCACTTGAAAAATTCGCCGAGTTAATTGTAAAGGAATGCGCTCGTAAAATTGAAGATATGATTGACAACGGATGGTATGCTGATACCGAACAATTGAAGAAACATTTTGGAGTTAAGGAATGAGTAAAGATAGTCAACCAATAAATTCTCTACACCTTTCACTGGCTCATGCATCGTATGAGGGGTTCCCTCTCTATGAGTATGAGTCGCGGGATTGGTCAAGTTCAGATAAAACTGCCAGGATCACCAAACAAGAAAGGCACACAGAATACCATATGTCTGTGTATTCCATGTTTTCTCAGGAATGGTCTAGCACCGCAATGGGGTTTGGTGGTCTTGGTGGTCAGGCTATCACTAGTGCATACACCGTCATCATTCAGAGTGAGCGGGGGTGTGGATTTTGTGTTTATTTTGGTGGGCGGTTCGCTTATCGTATCGAGAAGCCAAACCAGAAATTTTTTGAAGATGTCTCTAGTAGACAAATGAGCAAAGTTGCGGGAGCGAAGGCATTATATGAACGAACGAATTGAAGAACTTGCATTGAAAGCAGGATTGCTCAACTACGTGGACAATGAAACTCCACGAAGATATTTCATTGATGGTCATGCTGACCTTGAAGATGTTGAAAAATTCGCTGAGTTGATTGTTCGGGAATGTATGAAAGAAGCCTGGGAGGAGATCATTGACGATGAGAATATTGAAGCAGAAAGTGATCCTCTAATCAGAGAATACCTAATAGGCCAGAATCAAGGTATCGTAGATGCGGTTATTAGATTTAGAAACCATTTTGGATTCAAAGAATGAACGAACGAATTGAAGAACTTGCTTTCGAAGCATGGCGTCTTGCATCTGACGAGGTAGCGCATTTTAAACGTATGCATAATCAACCCACCATGTCGCACGATGAAGTGATGGATGTTTTTGAACAAAAATTCGCTGAGTTGATTGTTAGGGAGTGTGCTCAATTTGTGGAAGACAAATATGATTTTCTCGGCGAAGAAATCATTGTGAAAGAAGAGATGTTAGAACATTTTGGAGTTAAAGAATGAACAATCGAATTAAAGAACTTGCTGAACGGGCTGGCATGACCGACAACAAGTTTGGCATGTTCTTTGCCAAAGACAATCACGATGAAGATGGTGTTGATTTGGAAAAGTTCGCCGAATTGATTGTCAAGGAATGCGGTGCTATTGCCGATAATAGTAGAGGGCAGTCTGCGTTCCCTAGCGTATTGATGCGCGAACATTTTGGGGTTAAGTGATGATCTTATTTGAAAAAAACTACGATGGTGAATCATTGTGTGATTTGAGTCGTGATGTACATGAAGCATTTAAAGAAGATTTCAACCCAATTGTCAAAAATATCCCATGTGATGAGTACGGATTTCAATCAGGCACTTTTAAAGTAACAATCGAATGGTTAAATGTATGAACGAACGAAAAGCAAAGTCTTTCGCTTGTCGAGCGCGGAGATTTTTTGGAGTTGAGTGATGAAGCAAGATATCTGGCATCGTCGAGGTCTAATAGAACGCGAGCGATCAAAGAAGATGCGAGAACTTATGGATGAGTATGATCGTACTGTCTACTGGCCAGCGAAGAAGCAATTAATCGAAGAGTGTGAAAAGGAAGGGCACAGTGGTGGCAAATTCCATGAAAATGGATTTGAATGGTCATGGTTCTACTGCGGCAGGTGTGGAGGAAGGTACAACATCACTGGACCAAATGGAGAAACCAGACCTAATGATGGCTATGTTCAACAAACACCAAAGGCATTAAAATGATGAACAAAAACACAGATACTTGGTTTCCAGAACGTTGGATTGTTGTCAGAATCGTCAGCATCAAGGACAACAATCAAGTATTCTACCGTCTGCTTTGCGGCTGGCACGGTGGCTATTTGGATGGTGCTTTTTGGAGAATCAACAGCGGCATCACCAAGGTGGAAGATGGTGGCGATTATTGGACCGTTTTTGGTCGCAGTGGCAGCGTCTATCGTTGCCATAAAGAATCATATGGATTCAGCACACTGACTTTCAACAAGTATACTCGGTGGCAGGAATATCTGGGTGAAGAGAATTTTCAAATGATGCCAGAAAATACTGACTGGCTGAATGTAGATTGGGGATTGAAAAATGACTGATGAAAAAGTTACAAAGGATCTAGACGTATTGGCTGAACTCACTCAAGAGGTGAAAAAGTACAAAGAGCAGTACGAAGCCAAGAACGATGCTTGGTGGAATGGTCTGACTGAGAAAGAGCGCCAAGATGCTTTCTATGCTGTATGCAAACGGATCTATCAAGGTGACATCGTTGACCAAGGATCATATCGTCATGTGCTTTATAGTGTTTTTGGATTTGGTCCAGAAATGTATGGTGCGGGTATGGATTGCGGTTACATGGAAATTCACAATTCTATAGTTGTTGAGAACGACGAAAATGCGTAAGAAACTCGACGAAGCACTGTGTAAGAAATATCCTGAGATTTTTAGGGATCGCAATGGTGACATGCGCACCACTGCCATGGTTTGGGGATTTGATTGCGGCGACGGATGGTACAATATCATCGACGCTGTTTGCGCTCAGATTGAAAATCGAGCATACAACAATCGTCGCAATAACGTAGAGTTCCATCCAGTTGTTGCCACGCAAGTCAAGGAGAAGTATGGTACGCTGAGATTCTATTACACTGGCGGCGATGAGTATGTTGATGGTGTTGTCGCGATGGCAGAAGCAATGAGCGCAGTGACTTGCGAGACCTGTGGTGCTCCTGGCAAACTTCGCGAAGGTGGTTGGCTGAAAACACTTTGCGATGAACATGCAAAGGAACAGGGATATGATTTGGACGAAGAAGTATGAAAGTCAAAGAATATAATTTGATCGCTAGGTGCGTCGAGGACGGTATTATGAGAGGTTGGAATCGTGCTCATAAGCACGAACACATCCCCGACCCTCAAACTATTCGTGATGCTATCGAAAGCGAGGTGCTAAACGAAATCTGTGAATGGTTTGATTTCAACAAAGAAAGCCTAAACCAGTGGTATGATTCTCCCGCCGTCACTCACAAGGAATCTTCAGAAGAATGAGATACTTCTCCTACAATGAATACAAAACAGATCCGTCTGTTGACTCGTATGTAGAAACTGTCAGCGAAGAAGATATTCGCCGAAACTACTACTCATACTGGTACAGTAGAATGTGTAAGAAGTTTGGCAAAGAGCATGTTGATGCCACGTATTCTTTTGAGGATTGTTTAGAAGATTGGGTGGTAGTAAACTGGGCATGGGAGGTGACAGAATGAATATTAAGTTGAGGGTTGCACTTGAAGTGGTAGGTGCTTCGGTGGGAATTGTCATTTTGTTCTTGATTGTTCCTCTGTCATTAATTCCTTATATTGGTGTACTAGCAATACTGTATCTAGTAGTTTTTTTGATATGGACTGTTTGGAAATTGCGAGTTTACATCTTGAAGATGAAAAAATCCTAGTCAAAGAACAAACACGGTGGGAAGAATGAACAGAGAAAAGATTTTCCGAGAACTCTATCAAAATCAACTTGACAGGGAAAAGTGGCTTAACAGCGTTCCATCAGAAGTTCAGATGTTTTTTTGGAACACGCCATGTATTGATTCACATGTTCGCGATAAAAATATGATGATGAAATATGTTTTTGATGAACACCTAGATGCAATTGAATGGTTTCTTTACGATTGGCAACCTGGATTTGAAGTCGATGGAACGCCAATTCAAGACATTGACTATTATGTTGAGTTTCTCAAAAAGACTCAGGGTTTTGAGTGATGGAGACAGACATGGATAATTTTAATAAAATTTTAGCAAAGTGTGACCAATTCATCGACGAAGTGTTCGTTGATGAATCTGGAAAAGAATATGTATTCTATGGTATCGTATGGGGTAAAGATGATCTTTACTATGGTATGCATTCTCTTGATGGCGGTCCTCGGTTATTGAGTTGTGTTGGTAGTTTAGAAAGTCATGGATATAAACTTAAAAATCATGGGAACTGATTCAGAAGGCAATGGACCAAAGTTCATTGCTGGTGATCGAGTCTATGTCTTACCAGAAAAAATGGAAGCAACCGTGATACGCCAAATTCTACATTATGACTATCCTGAAAAATTTTGGGGGAATGTAGAACTGCAATATGATGATGGTGTAAAGGGTACAAGCCATTCTTGGCAAATAAAAAAGATATGACAAAAGGTTTCCTGTGGTTCTGGTTGGTTCCATATCCCGATTCTGAACCACATCGACTTGGATTCAATCTAACTTTTGTTCCAGCCACTCATGGCGTTGGTGACGGATTCAAGATCATACTGTTTACTGGAAATTGGAAATTCCTATTTCGTTTTCGTCGCGGGTTTGGTTTTAAAAATGCATTCATTTGGAACGTGTATCATTGGGAGAGATAAAATATGACAGCCGAAAATCAAGTTAAGGAAGAAAATACAGCATATCGTGTCAGGAGATGGTGGGAATATTACCCGCTGCATAAGTGGTGGTGCAATGACCACTGTCCAATTGTTCCTAGGCTCTATACAAGAAAGGCTGACAAGTACAACCCCAGTTCGTTTGGTTTCCATTGGCTAGTCTTTCATGTTTGGTCAATGGATCATTTTAGTTTTGGTGTTGATGCAGAAGTTAGCGGATCTCGCATCATGTTTGGATTTATCTTGCCGTATTTGCGAGTCTGTATTGGATTTATGGACCTGTATCAATTCACTCGGAACATAGACAATTTTCTTACTCGCAAACCAAAGCAAGAGCAAGAATAACCCTTTTCACGGGACTTCGCGGGGGCTTCGTAAGTTATTGATTTTATTATAGTTTTTCCCCTTTCCTTTTTTATCGGTTTCGGGTAAAATTGTTTTATATATGGAGAAAGAACATGGCTGAAGAAATATCACCTCTGGAAGACCACGGTTGGTGGATGGAACAGTTGCGCAAAGACGCGAAAGCAAATCGTCCCGAAGCCCTGCGGCTGGCTGACATTTTGCAGCACAGACTGCCGAGCGTTGAATGTCTTGAACGAGCCGCCACCGAACTGCGCCGATTGCACGGTGAGAACGAGCGGCTGCGAACTGAAAAAGCACGATGGGAGACTGCCGTTCGCGATTGCGTGTCGATGAGCAACGGTCGCGAAACCGAATGGGGCGACCGAGCCGAATGGGCTTTTGGGTTTCTGTATGCCGCCATCGCCAAAGCGGAGGAGGTTTAAATCATGAGTGACCTTAACGAAATGTGGGAGCGTCTCGCAGAACACCAGCCTTACGCAGACAGGCGAGGCTATGGAGATGCGTGGAAAACAATGTGCGAGCAACGCACCGAAGAGGCAGCGGAGGCGGCAAGGGCTGCGGCGTTTTTGGTGGCAAGTTCACCGATTGAAGCGGCGGGAGGGGCTTGGGCGGCAGGGGCGGCGGCGGCGGAAGCGAAGGCAGCGGTGGCGGCTTGGGAGATAGATACGGATGATGAGGCGAAGGCGTGGGCAATGGCTGCGACCGAGCGCATCAACAAAGCGGAGAACAAATAATGTACATCAAGACTCCAGAAAGTGGCTATCATTTCGGTGAAACCGAGATCAAGATTCTCGAAAAGCACTATGGTGCCAAATATATGGGCTATTGGCAAATCTATGGTAATCCAAACTATCGTTGGTCTGAAACTCCAGTAGATGTGTTCTATCAGCCAAATCCCGATGTATCAAAGAATCATTCACATTATTTTGGAATGTATCGCAATGAAAATGCCGAAGCGATGATCTGCAACGCTGAAAGTGCATTCGGCGAACCAATCACTGGCATACTTACTGATGATGGTGAAGTGATCGTCAGCCGCTATCGTCGCGACTTTGTTCTCAAAGAAAACTATTTCATTGATGGTGGTCGTGATTACACCCGATCAAGTGGCGGCAAGTTTGTGAATGTGACTGTGAAGAATGGTGAGTTTGTTTTGGATGAAGTGAAGCCATGAATACAACCTTAAAAAAAATCCGAGAATATAATCCGTGTGCCGATGGGTGGGCGAAACTGCTTCGACATCTTGGCAAGACCGAAGCCGATGATGAGCCGTTGCCGTTGCGAGAAATCCTTGACAGCAACGGGCTTGATGACGCCTTGTGGTGTCTCCGTGCTGTGCCCAATTGTGACCGTGAGGCGCGATTGTTTGCAGTCTGGTGCGCTCGACAGGTGCAGCACCTAATGACTGATCCGCGCAGCATCTTTGTGATTGATGTCGCAGAGCGCCACGCGAACAGTCAAGCGACGGATGCCGAACTGGCTGCGGCGCGGTATGCGGCGTGGGATGCGGCGAGGGATGCGGAGAAGGTGGGGCTTGCGAATCACCCTGCGGCAGATGCGGCGTGGACGGCAGAGGCTGCGGCGAAGGCGGCGTGGGCGGCGTGGGGTGCTGTGAGGGGCGCGGCGAGGGCTGCGGCGGCTGCGGCGTGGACGGCGGGGGCGGCGGCGGAGGCGAAGGCGGCGTGGGCGGCGTGGGCAGCGGCTCGACAAGGTGATCGCCGAGGAGGAACTCGCGCTGCGGCGTGGGATGCGGCGATCGATGCGCGGCGAGCGAAATTCGTTGAGATGTTTTGCACAGAGGACAAGACATGAGCGACCTTGACGAAATGTGGGAGCGTTTTGAGGAGTATCAACCGACCGCAGACAGGCGCGGCTATGGCGCAGAGTGGCGCAGGATGTGTCAAGAGCGGACGCCACGGGCGGCGAAGGCTGTGAGGGATGCGGCGTATTGGGTTGCGAGGGATGCGGAGTGGGCGGTGAAAACCGCAATCAAATGCATCAACCAAGCGGAGGGCAAAGTATGAGCGTGGAAGACTGGATCGACGACAATGTCGATCCCGACAATTACCTGACCATGCAACCGTTAACGGTGCAGCGGCAACAACTCTGGTACACGAAGACGGGCGACACAATCAAAATTTGCGACATGACGGATAAACAACTAATGTCTGAGTTTAACAAAAGCGGCGATACAACTTTGTTTAAGGAGATGGTGTTCAGGCTTTTTAAACGCCGCGTTACGGAGGAGGACAATATATGAGTGACAAAGAATTACTTGAACTCGCTGCGAAGGCGGCGGGGTATGTGCATCACGTATCCCCAATCGACCCGCAGCAGTATTGTCCACAGCATTGGATCGGGTGGAACCCCCTCGTGGACGACGGCGATGCGCTGCGGCTGGCGGTGAAACTGAAGATGATGCTCGATCTTACCCAACTTCTTGAGGACACAATTTTTGCAGGGTCATTTGCGGGCAGAGCGGTGCAGGAAGTGACGGAAAAGGTGGAACACGGTCCCGAAGCCGCAACCCGCCGAGCCATTGTTAGGGCTGCGGCAGATATTGGGAAGAGTCAGGCAAAACCCGTAGAATCTTTTGAACGAGACCCAGACGTTGACGAATTTGACATGATTGGAGGCTGGTCATGACCGACAAAGAATTGCTTGAGTTGGAACAACAGGAACGCACTGTCAAAGTTCCAGAAGAAATGATGAAATCGGATGCAGAATTTTGGATTAACAATCGCGCTGCAATTATCGAAGCCTGTGAGCAACAGGGATTTTCAATTTATACTACGATTAACGGGACACGATTGGTCCCAATCAAAAAAGGAGCCGAAGCAATGAGTGCAATCAACAATGGCGGGCAGGCGTTTCCGTGGCACGAACGCGGCATACACTACGGCATGACACTGCGCGATTGGTTCGCGGGACAGGCGTTGATGGGGATGATGGCGTCGCGCTATCCGCACGAGCCTATGTTTTTTCCAGAGCGAGAGGCGACGTACGTTTATGCCGTAGCCGACGCCATGCTGAAAGCCCGCGCAGCCATCAACAAAGCGGAGGACAAATGAGAAAGGTATATACAGACAAAGATGGGAATATTCAAGAAGCATTTGATCGGTTTGAATTCGAACAACAGATCATGGGATGCTGGAATGTCACTACAGACATTCAAACAGTCACAGAGTATCTTCTTGATGCTCCACTAGAGAAAGGTCGTGAAGACAAGATTGCCAATATGCTGATGGGCATTGAGGCTCTATATGATGCCAAGTTTAATAAACTGTTCCGTCAATTTGAACAATTGATTCGAGAGCATTCAAAGATTTTGGATGCAGATTCTGAAAGTGAATGGATAGATGTGATGGCTCAAGATGGGCTAAAGAGATGGATGGAAGATGAAAGAAAGAATCCATTTCCTAATATAGAAATCAATGAGGAGAAGCCATGAACGATCTTGACACGATGTGGATTCGTCTCGCAGAACATCAGCCGTTCGCTGATGAGCGAGGATATGGCGCAGTGTGGAAGATCATGTGCGAGCAGCGCACACCCGAAGCAGCGGAGGCGGCGGCGAAAGCGGCGAGAAATGTGTGGGCTGCTTTGAATTCGGTGTGGGGTAATGAAGCAGCGTGGGCGGCGAGGCAGTCGGCGAAGGCGGCAGAGTTGGCAGCGGTGGCAGCGGCGGAGGCGGTGAGGGGTGCGAGGGATGCAGCGAGGGCTGCGGAGTGGGCGGCGAGGGCGACGGAGTGGGCAGCGCCATGATTCTTGAACAACCAAAATGCTTCAATGAAACCCAGTGGAAGATCTATAAGCAAGAACTGCAAGAAGTGAAGAACAGCAAGATGCTTGACATTTGCTTCGATTGTACGGTGGGGTATCAGGCTAGGATGAGAAAGGAAGGCAGATGCGCCTACCCAATGAAAAGGCTAGACAAAGTGATCGAATATGCTTAATCCATATCTTGTTATTGCATTTGACGTTATTGTATTGATCAGTAGCATATGGATAGCAATTTCTCAGCGAGGCACAATGATTGGCTGGCTGTTTACTGGTATTGTTATTTTTTGGGTCTTGCAAATTATAAGAGCAATAAAATATCCATTTGATGATTGATTTTTTTGAATTTTGACTATATAATAGACTAACAATTTTCTTGCGTGATTCGCGACGACCAGACCTTTTCTGGTAGGACAAAGTCCCAAGGCACTGTTTGAACGATTCCCTCCCCGTGCCGAAAACAGCGACCTTTTAAGGGTTTTTAGAGGGGGATTTGTAGGGACTTCGTAAGTTATTGATTTTGTTAGAGTTTTTAGGTGTTTACTTTTTCGAATTTGTGGGCTATAATGGTTCTATAAGGTTGATAAAGGAAACGAAATATTGATGCGGTAGCAAATAAGACTACTCATTAAGTGCTGATGCGGAACGAGGCTGCGCGAGAGCACTATAAAATATCTCGCAAACGGGCGGACAGGAACCATGAAAGGGTTGGCGATAACTTCCCGAGTAAGACTCCTGATGGATAAGGGTAAGGTTCCAATACATCTATTCTGATGTTGGGGAACCACCGATAACTGCGGGAGTAGGGGCAGTTATCAAGATTTCGCCTCTAAAGCATAAATGGTGATGCACGGGTTTTGTAAGCCTGAGAACTCAGTTCGATTCCGAGTGGAGGCACCATATTGAAACACATTATCTCACTGGTGCATACAACGGGTTATGGAGTGAGCCTTAAAATAGTGTGTTTCAATATGGTTGCAATATGGGCAAGCGGTGAAGTTGGAGAGTCACACCAGACTGTAAATCTGGCGCTTTTTGCTGAGTAGGTTCGAATCCTTCCTTTCCCACCAATTTTTAAAAACATGGCTCTTGGGACTGCATGGTGTGGTCGCTCGCCTGTCACGCGAGATATTCAGATGGGATCGTTACCCATAAGGGTCGCCAATTTTAACATGATGCATAAGAATGTACTGTGTAACAATGACGTAATATGTTCGTCTACCGATACATCAACAGGGACATATTACTGATGCGCCTCGCAAACGCTGCACAGTACATTCTTATGCAGACTGTTACCTGAACTTCGTAACAGCGGAGACTGTCACCCCGAAGCATAATGTGACGCTGGATTAGTAACCAGCAATTATTTGATGTATCGTTGTTAAGTTGCGGCTCGGTGATCGTGCCAATGGCACACAGACGGAGAGACTGCTGTAGAAAGTGTCTTGGAGCGTGCCGCGCTCCGTCGCTCAATTTTATGTTCCCTTCATCTAACGGTTAGGATATTGCACTTTCAATGCAAGTATACGGATTCGAATTCCGTAGGGAACGCCAAGTTTAACATTGAATTATATGATTAGAATTGATGGGTGGAGGTGTCGCCTCCCTGAACTGGTGGCTTGGTAATCAAGGAACTGCATGTCTGCAATAGTGGCATGAGAAATACAGGTGTAACAGTGGCGACACTATGACATCACTTGCCCTCCAAAACAAGTGGTGTCATATAACAATTTTATTACGGGTCTATCGTATAACGGCAATTATATCTGGCTCTTAACCAGTTTGATACAGGTTCGAATCCTGTTAGACCCACCATATTATTGCGGGTAAGAGTGCTGGTGCGCTCATAGGTCTCATAAGCCTGTTCAGGTTGGTTCGATTCCAACATCCGCTACCAATTTTGAGTGTCAGCATGAGCGTTCCCTTGATCTGGCCAGTAAGAGGGCGGACATGCGTTTAGTGCAAGGGTCTATTCTGTTGCAACGGAACACCTCGCTCTAAAAGATACTGGTTCGACTCCAGTGCACTCGATCTAATTTTTGGGTGTGTAACTCAGAGGCAGAGTAACTGGCTTTTAACCAGGAAGTCGAGATTTCGAAATTCTCCACACCTACCAATTTTCCTAGTTGCGGCTCAATAGGTGTACACACCGAAGGCGGTTCGACTCCGCTATTCTAGGACGCGATTAATGTCCCAAGGAGCGTGACGGTACACCTGCTGCCGCTGGCAGTGCAATACTAGTTCAGGGGTTCAATTCCCCGTGCGGGACGCCAAATTCAATGGGATGTCGATAGCAATAAGAGCGTAAGCGGAGCACCCGTGAGGGCATTAGTTGTTGCTGACCAATCATTCCACCAATTTTTAATTTGACTGTGAATCCATCTGGTGGTGGAGTCTGATCGTTTATCAGAATGCGGTTGGTTCGATTCCTTCCACGGTCGCCAAGTTTTGTGAGTATAGATGCAGCGAAAACGCAGCCTCGAAAACTGCGTGAGTCAACGGTTCGAGTCCGACAGTATGGCAACTGACAAGTACCCGCTATCACTATGTACCTCTAACCCAGCATGCCTTGTTTCATGGGTAAAATGGTGACGAATGAGGGAGGCGTCACACTCACAAATCTATCTACGGAGTCGGATGTGCGTAATGGGCAAGTGGCTAGCCCCTCTTTCTAAACAGTGTGGCCACACTATGAAAGTTGCACCTGTGTTGGTTCGAATCCAACCCGAATCCACTAATTAATAGGAAGAAAATAATTTCCCACAAGCATTAAAGTGATGTATCAGTCTCCAAAACTGAAGAATGCGGGGCAGTACCGTAGTGGGAAGCCAATTCTGTCTCTGATGAGTCCGTAGGGACGAAACGTATAACAACGTCAGACAGCGAGCGACCTTATGGTGTACTCTCGTGAGGCTTCTATGTGGCATGCTACATAGAAGAGGTGTTGAGGTTAGACAATTCTGAAAACGGCTGTATACGGTCGTGTGTAAGCGTCCTCGACAAAACCATATCAATTTTTGGCGTGTAGATCAGCGGTAGATCAGTTGACTGTTAATCAACCTGTCGGTGGTTCGATCCCACCCGCGCCAGCCAATTTTTTGGGGATAGGGCTTGCTAGGGGTGAGCACCTGCCTTGCACGCAGGACACAGGTCGGTTCGAATCCGACTATCTCCACCAAATTTGTTGTTTGCAAGCGATGGGCTAGTACAGATCTTAGATGCCTGACTAACTGCGCCAATAGAAAACTTCAGTTCTAGACACCTGAAGGTGAGACGCAGCAGATAGTGCAAACAGCAAACCTTATTGGGTGCTCGGAATAAAATCGCGAAAAGACAGTCCGAGTTAAATGCATAGTCTTCAGTGGCTGCAGCCTGACTTGCGTGCCATCTAGTCAATGGCTAGTCTACCCAGACGATGAGAAGACCAGCGCAAGTTTGGTATAAATAATACATTATGAGAACTCCATATACATACTTAATAGGCTGGACCAAATTAAATCGTTGGTACTATGGTGTTCGATTTGCCGATGCATGTCATCCTGATGAATTATGGGTCACATACTTTAGTTCGTCAGAGTATGTTAAAGAATTTAGAAAACTTCATGGAGAACCAGATATAATACAAGTCAGAAAAAGTTTTTCCTCAATTGAGAAGGCTGTATTGTATGAAGATAAAGTATTGAGAAGGCTAAATTGTGTTCATAATGATAAATGGATTAATAGAGGTCGCGGAGGCAAAGAGTTTTACTTAACAGAATGTTCCGAAGAAACCAGATCCAAAATCAGCGAATCAAAAAAGGGGAAACCTTCTCCGCTTAAAGGAAGAAGTTCTCTCGCAAAAGGAAAGAAAAATCCTCGTGTGAGTTTGGCTCTTTCTGGAAAAAAACGAAGCCCTCTTTCAGAAGAACATAGGCGTAAAATATCAGAAGGCGTCAAAAAGAAAAACGAAGAAAGACCGCTACCGCCTGTTTCTGAATCAAGAAAGACAAAAATAAGTCTTTCGATGAAAGGGAATATTCCTTGGAATAAAGGTAAAAAAGGAGTATCTCCTGAGACAAGTGAAAAAATTAGGGTTGCAGCACTAAAAAGAGAAGCAACCAAAAGGCGTGGGGGCTAATTACTCCCTACTCTGGTCCAGAGGATGAGAAGATAGGTAATTCCTATTAGGACCTTACCATTTGGTGCAAATGGCGTTGGCAATACGACAATCCTCTTTGGTCGTGATGCGGTACGAGTGACCGCCGCAGAGAGGAAGCAACTAATTTTTATCCCGCACACATCGGATGGTACGGTAAGATGCCTAGAGGCATTTTCGCGGGGAGTCCAGCAGAAAGTCGTGACGGCTGGCATCTTAAATTCTCCTGTCGTCTAACTGGTAGGACAAGTGTCTTTGGAACACTGAATCTTCGTTCGAACCGAAGCGGGAGAGCCATTTATATTCGGAGTGATTGATTGTATGAAATATCAAAATGAAATTGAAACTGGAAAAAAAGCAGAAGATGATTTCATGGCGGTTGCATTCAAACGCGGGTTCAATCCGATAGAATCGTCGCAGAATGAAAACATACACAATCATATCGATGTGCATTTGAGAAAAGACGGCAAGTCATTTTCATTTGATGTCAAAGCGATGAAGAAACTCAGTCGCGAAGACAGTGCCAGTCAAGACAAATATGTTTTTGTCGAATTCAAAAATGTCAAAGGAAATAAAGGTTGGCTCTATGGATCCGCAGATTTCATTGTGTTTGAAACTGTAAATTCATTCTACGTCGTCCATCGAAAGAGTCTTGCGACATACTGCGAGATCAATGTCGAGCGAGAGTTTGCATATTCGGCAAAACATTGTCTATACAAACTCTACCGCAGGAACGGAAGAAAGGATCTAATTTCTATGATAGAACTGGATAAAATCCCAAAAGAATTCACGAAAGTTTGGGAAAAATGATTTCACATTCTAGTGACTAGAATGTGCTTACCCTTTCTATTAACGCTGAAGCCTTCTTTTTCTGGAAATACTGCTGAGACTTCTGGAACATAGGATGCAGTTGGTAGATGATTCTGCCAAGATGATCCTCTTCCGCGATCAGATTTAGACATTCGGGCATCACCCGTCTTGTCGCCTTCATGGACTGTAATGTGTGCAGTCCCATTTTTACCCATGAAAGATTTGACTATTCTTAGAGCATCTAATCTTGCTTCGGGTTCTTTGATTACATTCAACACATTGTGGAGTCCAACGTAATTGGACTTGCCACCAGCAATAGATTGTACCTTTTCATTGTGATCAGACGATCTATTGTAAGGATCATAAATGTGCAGCGTTGCACCTTTTACGGATCCTTCAACGTGCTCTTTGCCAACATCATATCTTCCACCACCAACATCTGTATTGATGGTTTTCGGTGTAATTAATCCTTTGGCAACAGCATGTTTTAGACCAGCAGAGATCTGATTGAGTGAAGTGTCCGCGCTGGTGTGTTCTTGCGCTTCAAGAATAAATTCTTTGAATGTAATCATTGATGATACCTAAAAGTTTATATGTATATTTATATATTCGGGATTAGATTAATGGTAGATCGTCTGGCTCTGAACCAGATAGTCGAGGTTCGAGTCCTTGATCCCGAGCACTTTATGGGTCGGTTGACTAACTGGACAAGTCCCAAGGTTGTGATCCTTGCATATCTGGGTTCGAATCCCAGCCGACCCCCCATAGCAACGTAGCATAGCGGCAAATGCACCTCCTTCATACGGAGTTTATCATTGGTTCGAGTCCAATCGTTGCTACCATTTTTGAAACACACTCGCCATTGGTCGTTAGCCTTGAGCGGTTGGCAAACTGGGACTACACGACGAAGCAGCAATAGCCAGCGCGGTGGAAAAGCCCATGGTGGGCAGAGTGTGTTTCTTCTTGTTTGTTACGGTGGCCGAAAGGTTAGGCAAGAGTCTGCAAAATTCTTTTATGCAGGTTCAAATCCTGTCCGTAACTCCAATTCGCCAACTAAACTAACCTGGTGGAAGTGCATGCCTGAAGAGCATGAAGGGCAGGTTCGAAACCTGCAGTTGGCACCAATTTGCTCTGTGGTTCGATTCCGCACACCTGATCAGTGAGTCTGGTGACGAGCAACAACGAATGGTTATGACGTTGTAAAACAAGCAAACTGGCAGTTACTAGAGGCGAGAGTACTGGGCTTGTCTATTCTAGTTTGCGGAAAACCTGCCACAGCAAAAACCGTCAACCATTTTGATGATGGAGAGAAACACATAGTGTAATGAGAGCACGCCGCGTCATGTACGTGGAAGAAAATGGTTTGATTCCAATGTGTTCAGCGGATAACCATCGTAAAAAAACCGCACTTATTTTTTCTAGTTTCTAGAAACCTGTGATAGCAAGTAACACAGGCTAAACAACTTCACAGGAATAATTTGAACCTGTATAAACAAGCAAATCTATGATGGTAGGCTTATAGTTTAACGGTCGCACACCTGCAGATGTGGGTAGAGAAGTTCGAATCTTCAATGTCGCTGTGGATAACCATCAGAAAAAACACCACACTTATTTTTGAATGCATAGTCTGCCAGTGGACTCAATAAAACTGGACGCGCAGCATGATAACGAGACGTTCATGCAGGAGCGGTGGTTACTTGCACCGCACGTATTTTTGCCCCTGTAGTGAAATGGAAATCACGCGATGCTACGAACGTCGTATTCCAGGTTCGAGTCCTGGCAGGGGTGCCATTTTTATAGCCCTATAGTATAGAGGTCTGTACATTCGACTGATAATCGAAAGGTGAAGGATCGTTACCTTCTGGGGCTACCATTTCATGATCATTGCCCTTGTGATGGAATGATTGGTATACATGCAGCATTGAGAGTGCTGATTATGTGGGTTCGAATCCCACCGAGGGCACCAATTCTTGCTCTTATAGTTAAATGGTATAACACAGTCTTGGTAAGACTGAATTTCGAGTTCAATTCTCGGTGAGAGCACCATGAACTCTTGGCAAGAATAAAAATGCTTTACTTTTATAAAGAATGGCTATATAATGGTTTTATGTGGTGATTAACTTACCACAAGTTCTTTAAAAATTGTGACAAAGGTTTTGGGGGCATAGCCTCATTAGAATAAGTGTAGTGATACACCCAAAGCAGCAACCTCCTACAGGACTGCGCCTAGCAATAGGTTCATCTATGCAAACTTGC